AGAACCGGTCTTAGCACATACCAAGGTATTGTGCCCCTGATCAATGGCTGCAATCGCATGTTTCTGAAAAATATCAAGGGGAAACTTGTACTCAATTGCGTATTCTACAACCGTATGTTCTGGTTCCTTGGAAAGGTCGCACTGACGCAAGTAATTCATTCTTTTATAATATAAAATCAAGCGTTGTTTATATATTATATTACCATGAATTTGCGTTCAATTTTTCTATGATTCCTTTATAGGAGAAATATGTCAGGATATCATTGGTTTTATCGCCTTACGCTTACACAAACAAATACATCCATCACGACACAAGTCTTTGATGACTTTGAGCCTTATATACACGCAATAAATCCCGGAGTTAATTTAGGACTTTTAAAAGATGCTCTTGATATGATAAATTTCGATACAATTATCGATAAAGGAGAGTATCAGATATTACGAACAGAATATCCTGTAAATTATGATTATCGGCCAAATATATAATTATTCAAGAAGCGTTTTATAGGATCCAATCAAGTATTTGACATTTGGATATCCCATCTTTTGCGCCTGTTCTGCGGCCTTTCTCGCACGCACGGTGGTATTACAGTAGAAGAGAATACGCGCCTGTTTATCTGGAACACGCATTGGTAAATCAGAGATAATATTTTGGACCGGAATATGAAATGCAAGTGGATAATGACCCAATGCCCATTCATTATCCGTACGAACGTCGATTACTGCATCATATTGCTGATATTGAAGTTGGGTTTTGGCCACTTCCGGTGTTACCGCAAGAGGACTCTGATAGGAATAATAAATCATATATATCAGAATTCCAAGAATTACGGATAAGAAAAATGGTTTCCACCAGATCTTCATTTTCTATTTATAGAAAGGGATAATTTTAGCAAATTTGCTTGTATAATTTTAGCAAAAAAATGGTACAAGATTATATCGAACTTTAAAATAACAAACTTTATTTCTTATTTTAAAATACATAACTCAATTTTTATGTTTTTTGTAAAATATTTTCTCGTATTTTATTATTTATTCTTATATTTTATATTATTTTATATATTCCTGCTTTTGTAAAATTTTTAAAGATATCACATATATTTTTTTGATTTTATAATTTGTATGATATAAACACAATACACACAACGTTTAGTTGGAGTAAGCGAGACCTCCCATACCAGACATGATACGGAGCACGTTGTAAGAAGTAGTGTAGACACGGACCTGGGAAGAGGTAGAAGAGCCGACGGCGAGGGAGCTGACGGTCAGGAGGAGGGTGGTGTTATCAATACGACTTAAGTTGCAAGTACCAGAGGGCTGGTGGAGTTCAGGCTGGAGAGCAAAGGAGTAGACGTTGATACCAACGGCTGGGACGTTGGTGTGGTGCTGGAAGGGCTGGACTTCGTTGAAGTAGCGACCATCACGGACCGAGAAACGATCGTGACCGTTGAGCTGGAGGAGGGCAGTAATAACAGGGTTCTTACCGGCCATACCTTCAACGCGAGTGACGGAGTACCCAGATTCGAGGACGGCACGGTCCCAGAAGTCAGAGTAGTTGAAAGGCTGCTGCCCCTTCCATGGGTTGACGATGGCATCATCGCAACTGAGGTAAGAGTCACGCTGGACAACCCAGATGAGTTCCTTACAGGGGTGGTTGAAGTTGAGCTTGATCTTGTTACTGGTGGAAGTAATAGATTCAGAGCCAGTGTACTGGAGGACTTCAATGAGGTATTCATGGGCAGTCTGGGCGAACTTACGACGTTCATCAGTGTCGAGGTAGATGTAGTCGACGTAGAGGGAGGCGGCGGAGAGACCAGCGTTGGCAACACGGTCACGGATGACGTGGTAGTTGCTGGAGTTCTGGGGGGCATAGTCCCAGCAGAGGTTACGGAGGTCGTTGAATTCGAGGTTAATACGAACTTCGTGGTACTGGAGGGCAATGAGAGGGAGGGCGAGGCCGGCATTGCGGTTGAACCAGAACTGGAGGGGGATGTAGAGAGTGTATTCAGGGGCACACTTGTTGACTTCATCAGAAGTGTGGGGGATGCCAGAACCGCAGTCAGCTTCGCAGTCATCACCACCCTGGACGAGGGTGTTGACGAGCTGGGGGACGTTACCGACCATCTTGGCATAACCAGCCTGCTTACCGGCTTCCTGGGTGAGTTCGTTCCAGATGTGGAGCCAATCACCGTAGTGCTTGTCGATGCGCTGACCACCGATTTCGAGTTCGACACTCTTGATCAGGTTGTGGCCAGGCCAGTTGAGCCAGCGGAACTGGGCACCAGAGCCGTCGGCGGACTGGAGGGTGACCTTAGGGAGGGTGGCCTGGAGGTACATGCGGTAGACTAAATCACCGTTGCGCTGGAGGGTGCAGGTGACACGCTTACCGAAGTTAGGGGCGCCCTGGAAAGGGTTTTCAATGGATTCCATAGCGAAGTTGGTGTGACGCTTGTAAACCGACTTGAAGACATATTATCTTGTATTTCTACAAAATAAATGCTTGATCTTTCAACCAAGATTGGACTTTATCTTAAGCATTTTCCATTTCTGGAAAATACCCACTGCCGTTAAGTCTCTGAACTGCATCCATAGAATGTAAGTAATTATATGCTAAAACATATTTTTCTTGTAAAGAAAGTTTTTTCGATGTGAAATATTTACATTTTAATGTGGGATGATTTAATATCGCATATCCTTCTGATGTATAGTGTTGTGGTCTCTCCTTTACTTTTACCATATACATTGGTAAATTATCATCTTCTTGTTTATGAGCTTTTGATAAATTTAATTTATGCTCCAAACTAAAAGTTTTATTGTAAAAGTGATGTTTTTCACCAGATTTTTGTTCTGATATTTTTCGTTTTGTTTCTATTGTTCTTTCTTTTCTAAAATTAAAATTTTTCTCTCCTTTTTTATTTTCGGACATCTTTTTTCGAGATTCCTCAGAATAAATAATATTATTACCACCCCCATCTGTTAGATTATAACCATTTGGATATTGGGTTGAAAGAAGGGAAATAAATTTTTTTTCATACGTATCAAGATCTTTATTATTTACTTCAAGAAGTGTTTCAACCAAAATATTTTGTTCGCTATATTTTTGTATTGCGTTATTTATAAGGCGACAGTTATTTTGTGAGCAATGTTCTTTTACTCTTTTTGAGACACTTCGTTTTGTTTGACCGATATACATTTTCGAATTTGGAAAAGTTATACAATAGATAAAACCCATTTTAATATAATATAGTTGTACTTTCTTAAGTTACTTATTTTCCGTAGGACTTGGCTGCGTGATTGCCCATTGTTACATCCAAATAATTTTTACGATACCCATGTGTGATCATGGCCATGAATTCTTTTCAAAATCCATTTCGTATATTTGGCTTTAGGGTGTTTCCGCAATTTGACAATGTTGCATTGTTATACAATACTAGCACTTGTGGATAATACAAGAAAAATGACAAACTTGTATTATTGAGACCACAAACTGTCTTTACCGAATACTTATCTAATTTTTGTATTCGCAGAGTGCTTTTCTACCCCCTTCGTTTAATCAGTCGAGGTAATCTGGGGATTCCCAGTGAGATAAATATCCTGTGCACCATAGGCAACGAGTTGCATTAAACCACCACCAGTCATTTTATTCTATACCCTGGAAAAAGAAAAAAATTTTGGAAAATCGCAAAAACCGAAAAATCGTGTCCAAGGGGGGAGGAATTGTCCGGGATTTTACAAACCCTCCCTTGTGCGTACCATTAGAACTTCTATGGGACTTAAACCCGTATGTTCATAACGTATAGCATACATATATGAGCGCATCGAATTCATTCTTCAAAACAAAGACAACAAAAAAGACAAACATTGATGAAAAAACGACCCTTGATGTATTTCACCAATTTCACGTGCGCAAAATACAGAATGAAAAGGAACAAGCCACCGATTTAAAAAAGGAAATTGAAGAACTGAATGACCTTATTTTTGAAAGTAATGATGACCTTGAAAGGGGCCAAATGGAAAAGCGCCGTGATGATCTTCTGAAACAGGTCCGCGAAATGGAAAATGAAGACCGTATTTATGATTATTTTTTGGATACTGGGGATATTTTGTTTCAATACTATGAAGTACAAGACGCAATTTCACGCGGGGATACCAATGGCATGAAAAGCGCCCCCAAACGAAAACCAGGGGATATTTTGAGTGTATTAGAAGAGGCTGCAAAGCGGGAAAATACGGTGGTAGAAACCACTCCAAAATATTACGGAAAAAAGACACTGGGACGAAACGATTTACTCGATAAATATTTACAGAAGATTGATCCGACACATACACAAAAGATTGCTGATATGGACAATTTAGGAGAATGTTTTGATTGTGGAGAAGATATGATTTTTGCTTCGAATGAAGCGATGCTCTATTGTAATCATTGTGGAAATACCGAATTTATTCTGATTGATAGTGATCGTCCATCTTACAAAGACCCTCCGCGTGAATCTTCCTATTACGCATATAAACGCATCAACCATTTCAATGAACTTTTGGCCCAGTATCAGGCAAAGGAAAGCACCGAAATTCCAGAAGAAATCTTTGAACAGATTTTGGAGGAACTCAAGAAACAGCGCATTACGAATGAAACGCAGATGAAGAACCTCAAACCGCAAAAACTCCGTGAAGTCTTGAAAAAACTCAAACTAAATCGTCTCTATGACCACATTCCGCATATTATTAACCGTCTCAATCGCCAGAATGCCCCAGTCATGGATCGTGACACCGAGGAAAAACTTCGCCATATGTTTAAGGAAATTCAGCCGTCCTTCCAAAACCACTGCCCAAAGAATCGCCGCAACTTTTTGTCCTATTCCTATGTTCTCTACAAATTCTGTGAATTGCTGGAACTGGATGACTTTTTAAAGAGTTTTCCCTTGCTCAAAAATCGTGACAAACTCTATGCCCAAGATAAAGTCTGGGAACTGATTTGTAAAGATATGAAATGGGAATTTATTCGCAGCATTTAAAGATAAAATATATGTATTTTTATACAATGTTAATTGATTTTCCAACAATTCATAAATATTTATCAAATAAAAATATAAATTGTAAAGGGGCACTTCATATTGGAGCACATAACTGTGAAGAACTTGGATTTTATGAAAAAATAGGGCTGAAAAATGAGGATATTCTATGGATTGAAGCAATTCCTTCCAAAGTTGAAGAAGCAAAGAATCGACAAATTCCGAATGTCTATAATGCTGTTATTACAGATAAAGATGATAAAGAAGTAACATTTCATATTTCAAATAATGGTCAATCTTCTAGTGTTCTTGAATTTGGAACCCATTCACGAGAACACCCCTCGATTCGATATATTGATCATATTCAACTAAAAAGTATTACAATTGATACCTTTTTTGAAAGAAACAAAATTGATGCTTCAAAATATAATTTTTGGAATTTTGATATTCAAGGGGCGGAACTTATGGCCTTAAAAGGGTCTGAAAAATCAATTCAATACGCCGAAGCAATCTATTTAGAAGTAAATAAAAGAGAACTTTATAAAAACTGTGGTTTAATTACTGAAATTGATAAATTCTTACATGCGTATCAATTTAAACGTGTTGTTACAAAAATGACGGATCATGGATGGGGAGATGCTTTATACATCAAATACTAAATTCCTCTATTTCCGGTTGGATTCTTTTTCTTTGAAACAAATAGGGAAATGGTAGCACATAATCATCGAAGAATGTATATTCTTACGAAGGTGAATGAAGAGGGTTATACAAACCGCGAAGTGTTTGCTTCTATGAATCTGGAGAATGTCCTGGATGTTATGAAAGGGATGATTACCATTCAGTATCAAGACGATCGAGGACTCATTGAGGGCCTCCTAGATCAATTCTATACAATCGACGCGCGCGCAGAAGTACGAAGAAGATTAGAAGAAGATCGTTATTATTCCCTCTCTGGACCCGATGAAATCCCTTTTGAAATTGCGGTAATGGGGGATGAACAAGATATGGTTGATTTCTATCGTCAAGCGGGGCCACGAAATGCGCCAATGAATAATGCCAATAATTTCAATGAAAATGAAAACATTCAGGCATTTTTGATTCGTCGCCGAGGAGAAAATGTTTATGAAGAAGGGCTTAATGAAGAAGCAATGCGTGGAGGAAAACGAAAGCAAAAGCGTAAGACACGTAAGGCAAAGAAGTCGAAAAAATCAAAAAAGACTCGTCGCCATTAATTAAAGTACAATGCTAGAATAGAACATATCCTATGATTGTACATCAGATATGGATTGGTCACAAACCGGCCCCCGAAGAATGGATGGTCACCGTAAAGGACTTTTGTAAGGCATACGGTCACACCTATATGTTTTGGGGAAATGACGATGTAAAACGCCTGGACCTCTCCAAATATCCTGGGATTCAAGAACTTATGGATGAATATGAGAAGCGTGAAAATTCCTATAAATACGCCGGCCAGGCGGATATCTTACGTACCGTAATTCTTTATGAACATGGGGGAATTTACGTGGATTCTGATTCTGTCATTGTAAATGAACAACGCTTTGACCGCTTTTTGCGTGAAATGAGTTCCCAAGTCTTTTACGCCTGGGAAAACGACGAAGGCCTCATTGCGAATGGAGTCATTGGCTGTCCCAAAGGCCACGGATATATGAAACAATGCCTTGCCATGATGCCAACGTTTGCGGCGGAACGTAAAGATAAACCAGTGTGGGAACGTACAGGCCCCTATTTTGTCACCGCCGCCTATAATCAATACAAGGGACAGTATCCTGGCGAAATGACGATTGTTCCGAAACACTATTTTTATCCCCAAGACTGGCACGGAATTGATTCCAAAGATGCCCACAAGGGAAAAACCTATGATCCAGATACGATGATGTTCCAATATGGATATACCACTAACAATATGGGATCTCATTTTGGAGGAATGGATTTATGGAAGAAGGTTTTACTTTCTCTCGCTGTTATTCTTGTATTGCTTGTAATCTTTACAAAGGCGGGTGCGCAGGCATTTCAACGGTATATTCTCAAACCTATACAAAAAATAGGGCGAGGTTAAGGATTAGAAGATGATACCACCACCGGTACCGATTTTACAAACGACACATGCTGAAAGTTTTCATCCCATTCCACACTATAACAACGAATCTGTACTCCATTGGCACGAGCCTTGAGAAAAGCATATCGATATTGGGGATCACACATACTCGGCTGAAACTCCTTGACATCCGCACGCTGGGTCAAATAGACACAATACGCCTCGTCACCGGCAACGACACGACGCTGTAGGCATTCAAGGTGCTTGGCCGCACGAGGGCTGATCATATCCTCCTTCTTTTTCCGAAATCCATCTGGAAATACCGCAATTTTCTGATGAATTTTATTTTGATCTTCTACAACACAAATTCCACGAAAGTCCTTGGTGGGGACATTTACATAGGCAGCCAAGGGGACATTTTTTACTTCCACCCAGGCCTTTGTACCATTCGCACGCGTGACACAAAAGTCAATTCGACTGTCTTCAATTTTGGCTTCTGGCTGAATATGTGTAACATCCTTCCATTCTTCCAAGAAGCCTTTCTGAAGGATTGCTTGAACAATCTTATTGGCAAAGATTGGATTGACACCAATACGGACACCTCCATAGACTTCCACCCCATGAATCGCATGGGTTGTCTTACTTGTATCTCCATGACGTTTCTCACAAAAGACGGTCGATCCTGCCTCCACCAGACCAGAACAACCCAGACTCGGTGCGTGCGCAATGGTTTGTAGATTTTCTTCTTGAAGTTGAATATCGGCACAATATGGACTTTTAATCGACTTGGAGGGGCGCTTTTCCACGGTGGCCTGAATACAGTGTTGCGAGAGACTATAAAGAAGAATATTGGACATTTTTACTGGATGATACTGATATATGGGGAATTTTATGCGGCCAATTTTTATGAATTTTATTGAAAAAATCATAAAAAATTATACATCTTAAATTATGGATTCATATATGTGTTTTTAGACACCCTGTTTCAATCTTTTAAGATTTAGACACGGGGGAAACCGACGAGGTTGGCACCGAGACCGAAGCCAGCACCCTGACGAGCGGTGATACCGACAGATGGGGCGAGGACATCGAGGAGGGCAAACATGGCGGCGGCTAAGAGGGCAACGGTGATGATTTCATCCATGGGTAAAGGCTTACGAGGGATGAAGATCATGGCAATCGCAACGGCGAGGCCTTCAATGAAGTACTTTAGGGCACGGTTAATTAATTCAGCGACAGAGAAGTCCATTCTTTTATACTTACGCATGAGAAAAAAAGCGCTTAAAGATTGGTCTGTACAACACATAGATTCCATAGAATGTCTGCCAGTGCCGAAAAAGTAGATTTTTTAGATGACGACAATGAAATTCCGGGACAGCGTTTCTGTCTGCTTAGTTTTCTGAGTCCGGAGAATGTCCTTGAAAAGAAGGATAACTTCTTCTTTACCAAGTTTATGGAAAACTATGAAATTCAGTGGAAGACCACCAATTTCGAAAAGTACCTTGCCGAAACCATTAAGTCAATCAACGACAAGCTCAATGCGGAAGCGGATCGTCTTGCGGCGGCCGATTGTAGTGGGGCGTCGGAAATCTGTCGTCAGGCTCGTCTGAACATTGGCGAATACATTGAAGATTTCCAGGCATACCAACAGAAGAATAAGAAGGAAATTACAACTACCGTTATTAAGGAAAAGTATGATGACTTTATCTATGTCCATGGAAAGAAGGTCGAAGATGAATTCTTTGCTAAGAATAATTTCCAGACTACCGTTCGTGGTCTCAAGGTACGTGGTTCATACAGTAGCGATGGGGAAGCTCGTGCCCGCGCACAGAAGCTCCAGAAGGCCGATCCTCTCCATAACATTTACGTCGCCGAAGTCGGCAAGTGGCTCGCCTGGGATCCCAAGCCCCATGAAATTCCCAACCAGGAATATGCCAACGAACAGCTCAATAGTCTCATGAAGGCCTACAATGAAAATGAAGCGGCCAAGAGTGAGGCCTTCAAGCAGAATGCTCCTCTCAAGGATGCCGTTGAAGGGTCTCGTAAGAAGATTACGGATATGACCGGCGGTGCTGGGGGTGACATGTTCGGTACTTTTGGGGACCTCGCGCTTCAGCGCAAGATGGAAAACGCTGGGAAGTAATCCGAATAATATATTATTGATAAAAATAAGGTTATTACTTTTATCAATTATTGATAAAAAATCAAAGTTTCATATAAATACGCTATTATTTAAGATATTATTGTTTATTATTATATAGAAATGTCAGATCCCGGAACCAGTCGGCCTGAAGCTGTAGATGAGAATGCTGTAGCTGGGAATGCTGTAGCTGGGAATGCTGTTCCTGAAAATCCCCATGATTCCTTTAAACATTGGGAAAAGAAATTAATTGAGACGGATATATTTGATGCTAAATATCCTAATATTGCTACGATTCGAAGAGATCTGTTAGTTTATATTGAATCTGAAAATATTACTACAGAAATAAGAGGGAAATTTGATACATATCTTATAAACCTTATATATATAACAAAAGAAAAATTATCAAAATTGTTATTACATGCTTATAATTTTCCAGAGCAGGATTTACACGACAAATTTAATAGTGAAGTACAAGATGAAGATATTAATAAATTAATCCGTGATGAACAAACTAAAATTGAAGAAAATGACGATAATAATGTCCCTATATTTAGCATTTTATCAGAATCTATTCTTGAAATTCATAAAGAGTTAGATATAACAACAGAACGTAAGGTACAATCTCGGAAAATGGCAACACGGTTCTTTATAGTACTTTCTATAGGTACATGTATTTGGTATGCTAACATATTATATGGAACTGGTACAATGATTACACTCGAAGATATCTCTGCATTATTATTAAGCCCAGGAGCTATAACTACGTACGGATCCGCACTATTCGGACTATTTACATTTATTAAAAATTATAAAGGAGGTCTAACAATAATAAAAAATGTCGCATACGCCGCTATTACACAATTTTCTACATTTAAAATAGTATCTGATCAAGCAATTGATTCAGTGTTAGCTCTTGTAAAACAACATATTTTTAGCAGAGATTATTTTAAAAGTGGGATCATAGAAGGAGTATATAATTTTATTTCACCATTTATTCTAAATACAACACTCGGTATCCATGTAAACTATTATGTTCATATGTTAAAATCATGGTTTCAAAGATATTGTTCAATGGAATTACAGTCTTTAACAATGAGAAGTCTTCAGGGAGGAGATACGTATATTAATGAAATGTTAGATATTTATAAAGGCCTTGTTAACACATATGGTTTATCTGGAGACCAACTCGAATACGGTGGACAAATGACAAATATATCATACAATAATATATCGGTTGTAAAAAATTATTGGTTATTTTACTATTTTTCGGATATTTATTATACACTTGATATTGATTTTGATGAAGTATTCAAAGCAGGAGGGAAAAACCCTAATCAAATTAAGATTAACATTAAAGAATCAATTGTGAAAACAAAATTATACTCGTACTATTTACGTGACCTGTCAAAATATGCTGTCACAAATAAATATGCGTATGCGATGTATTTAACACTTCAAAACATAATTGTTCGTTTATATGATTTATTCAAAACTTCAAATAAACCAGTGGATTCTTATACCACCTCTATAAATAATGTTGTTAAGAATGGTATTAAGAATTTGATAAATAAAGATGATGAAATTCCGATTGATAATAGAACCATAAATATGGAAAACTTATATAAATTAAAAGATATTTACACCCTCATGCGTAAATATGATGCTTTTAATCAATTGGATATGTACAATGATGAACTTCAAAATGGGTTACCAGATATGACAAACTATAATCAGTATATTACGTTATTTAAAAGCCAGTATAATGATGAAATAATACCAACAGAACCTCTATATTTGGCCAGTTCAGTTCAAACACCAGAATATCAAATTACGAGTATCTTACGGATGGGTAAAACTGCCATTGAAGAACTTATACGTGGGTATAATCATGGTATTTTTTCTGCAAATTCATCGAGTAATCCTATGAAAAAGGTACTTTTGCCAGCATTTCTTAAAAAGTTTGTAGTAGATTCACAACATCAAAAGATTCTGGAAAGTAACTTACATCGAGTTTTTGAAACGCATGATGAAGATAAAAGAGGAATATTAAATACCCTACAAGGGGAATTAGAACGAGAAAATAATATTTTGCGTAGATTAAATGACGAATTACAAGTTATACAAACAGAAATTACAACAATAACTAATAGTTTATCAAACGCGCTACTTACTAAGGCTCAAAAAAAATCAATTAAAGATCGTCTACAGGATAAAAATACTAAAAAAGAAAAGAAATTAAAAGAAATTGAATTTCAACAAAATAAAATCTCAAATATAGAGGATCGCATTAAAAATATCAAGTTAGGTGTCAGTATTATCCTCAAATATGTTGATATAAATTTATTTCGAAGAATTACATTTGATCCAGTATACTTGTATAATTTATTTGGATTTTTTAAAAATACACAAAACGCCAAAAATTTTCTCTTGAAGTATCTTAAGGATGAAATTAAAGAAGTTCATGGATTAACGGTGAATGAGTATGCGAAGAAATTAAATGAATATGGTATTGAATTAACAATTAATACAGAAACTAAAATGCCAACACCTAATGAATCTGATATTATCTTAAATCCTAGGAAGTTTTTTAAAGACTATTATAATTTTATAAATCTAAAATATGATTATAAAGCAAACACAGAAAATATTAAGATTATAAAACATATTATGTTAGTTGGAATAATGATGTATTCATGGCAAATACGGAGATTTTATACTAAAACTAGTATATTGGATCCTATTGTTGCTACTACTGATTATAAAAATGAAGATACTTTCTTTAAAGAAATATTTAAACAATATTTCCCCCACAATATATATAATGATATTAGTCCAAAAACTATTAAGATAAATACAAAAACTACAACATTCTTTGGTTTAGACCAAAAATCTTATCCTAAAACAACTATGGAATATCTTGATACAAATAAATTGACCCTAACATCATTTATTGATGCCATAAGTATCTTTATAGATGAAAATAAAGACAATTTAGGATGGTTTTACTCTGACACAAGTACAATGAATGATCCAGAATTTATAAAAAATAAACAAAATATATACGCAATGATTCAAAATTTTATTGGTAATAATCGTGTTGCACGCACAATTCACGCAAAATTTTCAGGTGTTCGATACTTTCTAGAAAACCAATTTAACTTTAATCCATATGCCCATTCATTATTTCGTTTTATCAATGTTTTACCAACATATGAAAAAGATGGAGATTCACACAAGCTATTATTTCTACCAAAAGGTGAGGGTGAAGAACAAGAAGTGTATGATAAACGTGTTGTACATCGCCTTATTCAACTTTCTCATAATGTTGAAACTTTTGATGGAACTATGGCATCCACATACCTTGATTCTAATAATCCCCTTATTCGTATTAAAAATTCCTTTACAAATAGTATTCAAAACTACACAAATTATTTAGAATATGATACAAAGACATTAAATTCCTATATTAATAGTATTTATGGTAATGGAATTGCGTTACAACGTGTAAGTGTTATTCCAAATATGAGTATTCCATTAACATATCTAAAATCAATGCCATGGCAACAGTACATTAATGATAAATTTTGGTTTTATGTTGATCCAAAGAAGCGGAATGTTGTATTAAGTTTTCAAGGTACGGTAGACGAATGTCATGATAGTTTTGCAAATTTAGGGTACGGTACTCCACATTTTCGTGTATATAATAATGATTTATATAACATATTTCGGTATTTAGAAACTAGTAAAGATGAAATTATTAAGACAAATATTTCTTTATTAAAATCTATATGGAATTCTGAAAGCATACAAGAGGCATTTGATAAATACTGGTCAAGTACAAAGGAATTATTACAAACAGATGGTACAAATAAATCAATTACACAATCACTAGCATCTATGTTTTATCGACCAATTATAAATATTGATAGCGCAAATTATCCATACAACTCAGAATTAAATAGTGTATTAAAAGTTATAAAATCAAAAATTGACCCTAAATTTCATGGATATGATATTATGAACTCCAAGTTAACAATAACATTAAAAAATGTTAGTACAATTGGAATAAAATTTGAAGAGTTTAGTCCAGTAGATAATGCGGTCCTTGGGCAAGTTGGAGAAATCGCAAAAGCAATGATCGTAAAATCTGCTTTACAATTATCACATATTCCTCCTGAAATTGAAATAACGAATACGAAAATGGATGAATATGATGTAACACCTGATGTATTCAAGATATTACGGTCAAAAATGGAAGATCCAACTGATATAATTGGATGTAGTGATCAATTTGGAAATATGGCATATGCTGTTTTTGAACCATTTGTCCTTGGTGTATTCGACCGAAAGAAATACCTTGATTATATAAATCTAAGTGTGAAAGAAAAACCGGAAGGTTTTAAAAAGAAATTATATTTATCAAATGTGTTGGAAGCATTAAATAAAATGCTTAAGAAATCAGGTGATGAAAAAGAAAATGATATTAAGTTTTTTGCTACAGGCCATTCAATGGGTGGGGGCACAATTTCAAGCTTTTATTGGTTACTTTTTTATTATTTTATTATATTAACCGAAGACTATAAAGAAGAACTTCTTACTATTATTCGGAAAACAATATGTCACGCCTACGCTCCACCACGTGCTTTTACAATGAAATGTAGTATATTAATTGACTTTTTACGTTCAATTATTCTAAAGAATAATAATGTTACATATCCAAGTCAAATACAGGAAACCAATGATACAATTGAAAGACTTACAACATTTAAAAAACGATTGAATCAAGAAACTGCGGCATTAGAAGGAAAAATAAAAGAAAGTGAAAATGAATTAAAAATATATAAAGGTCACCGTAATTCCTTAGCAAATGAAAAATGGTCATGGATTGAGAAATTAATAGGAAAACCTGGATGGACTGACATTCATACATCAATTCAATTTACTGAAGAACGTATTTCCAATCTTAAAAAAGAACTTGAAAAATTAACCAATAACCCATTTATTCAACAAATTAAGACCATGAAATACAACGGAGATATTAAAAAAATTATGGAACACCCTCTTTATACTGCCATGTCATTTAATCATGATGTACATTTTCTCTGTATTAGTAATCCCTATGACCCTATTGGTAAAATTATGAATAATATGTATCATGCAGGAAATGTAGTATTAATCCATGAACAATTTATGAATTACGCAAAACATTTATATCGACAAAAAAATAAAGATACTAAATTTGAAATATCTGTAGATAATCTTAAAAAATTTGAAGTTGAACCAAGTATAAAAGCAGAGATGTTATATGTTTCTATGAATGGAATACAAACGTTAACATATGATAAAATTGTATCAGAAGGGTATTTTGTAAAAGAATTAGTCGATATTATTGATTGGGGATCTGGAAAAGGGGGTATTGAAATTCACGACCTTTTACAATCATATAATTTAATGGATGAAGATACATCAAATACCGCAGGAGGAATTCACAATATTTACTCATACTTGACAAATTTTAAAAAATATGAATATGCCCTTGAATTAATGAAAAGCGTTGATGTAAATATGATAGGGGGGTACCCACAAGAGGTAGAAGAAGTACAAGAGGAACAGGAAGGAGGTGTACGGCCGCCATATACACCGTATCAAACACAAGTAATGTATGAAACACAACCACAACCAAAAGAACATCTTATATTACGTTTACGTAGAAATGATAAAAACCTGACTTCTGAAAATATTGCCCCTCTTTCAAATATGGTATTACCTCCTGAAAATATTGCCCCTCCTTCAAATACTATAATGCCAATCTATGATTTATCAAAATCGATTACAAATCTAAACATATTAATGAATGAGATCGAGCCAGAAAATATGACAACTGATATTGATGTTGAAGGATACAAAATATTAAATATTATTACAATGTTAAATAATGAAAATATGAGCGCGTATAATAATGGGGATATGAGTTTTCTTGAATTAAGTATGCTACGAGGTGAAAATATTGTTGCCCCTAATAATATTGTCGAACGTAATAATACATCCTCTCGTAACAATATGTCAAACCGCAATAATAAATCAAGAAATTTACAAACTATTATATCAGTAAAACCAGTAGAGGATGCCATGATAATTGAACGTAACACCCTTGATAAAAACATTATAAATATACAGAATAAGATGGCTTCTATGCAACAAAATATAAATCATGTTAATATAAATTCAAATTTATACGTGAAACTGAAAAGCTTAGATAAAGAATTAAAAGAAAAAATAACAAGAAGAAATAATATTACCCGCCGTCTAAATAACAGACAAGGTATGGAAAGAAGAGAAGGTTATATGAAAGCACTTGAACAAAGAAGAATACGTGACCAAAATCCAACAAATCTTGAAGGTGGTACAGTGAAAAAATCACACAGAAATAGTACAAAAAGAAGATCAAGACGCAATTAAACGTTATATGTATAGAAATATAGAGTAGATATTAGATACAAAACTCTATAAGAAATATTACCTTTTAATATTTCAATATAGTAAGAAGATTACGGATATGACTGGACAAGGGACGGCTGGAGGTGACATGTTCGGCACCTTTGGGGACCTCGCGCTTCAGCGCAAGATGGAAAATGCTGGGAAGTAATCTATTTAAAGTATCAAGTTGAAGTAGAGTAGAAAAGAATGCAAATTTTTGTGAAAACATTAACGGGAAAGACTATTACTTTGGACGTAGAACCATCCGACACAATTGAAAATGTGAAAGCAAAGATTCAAGATAAAGAAGGTATCCCGCCAGATCAGCAACGTCTTATTTTTGCTGGAAAACAGCTTGAAGATGGTCGTACATTGGCCGATTATAATATTCAGAAGGAATCTACATTGCACCTTGTCTTAAGACTGCGTGGCGGATTTTAATTACATTTACATAACAATTAATCAAAAAAGAAAACACAAGCGCACTTGACCGAGCGGTTTAAGGTGGGCGACTCAAGATCGCCTGGAGCAATCCTCGCAGGTTCGATCCCTGCAGTGCGCAAAAATATGAAAAAAATAATTTGGTGAAAGTAACACCACCTAAAGACATGTTACAATTATAGATTGTAATACGAAGCATACTTTGACAGCGGTGGTCTAGGGTATGGTACGATTGGAGTAGTAATACAATACAGCGCGTACTTGGCCGAGTGGTTATGGCGAGAGGCTTAAGATCTCCTGGAGAAATCCGCGCAGGTTCGATCCCTGCAGTACGCAAAAAACATTGACGATTCATATGAAAATACCCTTATTTTTCTATGAATTTTGATAAAATTGACACCCTTATTTGGCATTCGTATTTCCATACCATGGAGATTAAAGACGTCTATAACCAGATTTCCACCGAGTTTGATAAGTCTCGATTTTCGGTTTGGACTGGTGTCCGCCGTTTCCTGGATTCCCTTCCTCCCAATTCCTTCAATGGCGAGATTGGTTGCGGAAATGGAAAAAATATGCTATACCGAAAAGATGTTGTGTTTGAAGGCGTGGATATATCGTCTGAATTTGTCAAAATTTGTGAAAAGAAGGGGCTTTCCGTGAAAGAAGATAATATTCTCCAATTATCCATAGCAACCAATTCTTTTGACAATACACTTTGTATTGCGGTCATTCATCACCTTCAAACAACCCAGGAACGTCAAACCGCCATCCGCGAGCTGTTTCGCATTACAAAACCCAATGGAAAAATTCTCATCTTTGTCTGGGCATTCGAACAACCAGAAGATGCCAAGCGAAAGTTTTATACAAAGGACGAATGGGTCCCCTTTAAAACGGCGGATGGGAAAGTATTTGATCGCTTTTATCATATGTATGAAAAAGGCGAGCTCGAACAAGAAATTGTATCCGCAAAAGACACTTCCAAATTTGATTTTACAATTCTAGAGTCGTATTGGGAACATGGGAATTGGGCTGTTGTTCTTCAGAAAAAAGAATCTCCCTAGTATCCTTGCTTTCGGACTTGAATTGCGGGTCCGCGGAGTTTTCGGTTTTGACTTGGATCATAGACATTGACATCTTCTTCATCCTTATCACGGTAATAGTTCTGGGTTGCCTTCCAGACTTCTGGGGGACCAATCCGGAATTCGCCGTGAATTTCGGCCTTGTACCAGAAAATTGCGTCTTCGAGTTTATTAGAACGTGTATTGTTATTTACTACAAGGCATTCAAAGTTTTCGGTACATTGGTCCATAATCTGACAGAAGAATTCAAAGTTTGGAAAGGCCCCCCCAAAGTTTTCGTAAATACGTTTGCGGTTACTGGGGTAGGGCTCACGTAAAATAAACACATAATCGACGTTGGTACGAAGGACCGGTGGAATACCGAGCGGGTACTGCATGGTAATAATAAAAAAGCACTTGAGCCAACGTCCGTTTAAGAATAAGTAACGAATATTACGATCGTGAAGCCAAGAGTCGTCATAGAGACAATCATCCATAATCAAGAAACTGCGTGGATCCAGATTCTGGCGCGGACCAAGTGATTGCCCTGGAATGCGTCCTGCGGCGGCCTGTTCCTGTTGCTGAATTTTCGCCATGATAATTTTTTGACGTTTTACAAAGTTGGCAATAATGGGGGGCTGATACTCACCGTGAATAAAGATGGGTGGAACAATGGTCGAATAGAACGCGTTGGATTCTTCGGTACCACTGATCACGGTTCCCATGGGAAGATTTTGATGGTGAAATAATAAGTCACGCACTAGGGTGGATTTCCCAGTACGACGGCGTCCAATAAAAATCACGACGGCATCTTGGGGAATATCTTTCATATTGAATTTTTTCAGTTTGACTGCGGATGCTGCCATAGCTGCCGGTGATGACATACTACACTTCTATGAAATGGACGCATACATTAAATGCGTATTTTACCGCAATCATGAACTATTCCCAACAAAAAGGAAATGCCACCCAAACAGCAAGCGAAAAAAACTGAACCTTGGAAAGCCCATGTGGATCTTCGACCTTCTGCGCCCATTACGTGGTTTGATATATCCGGGTATCGCCTTCTTCACGATAGTTTGCCAAATCTGAATCAATTTCTGAAAAAACAAGATGCGTTTGGAACCTATAATCTGGATACTCACATGACAATTCATAAATGGGAACCAGAAGCCAATTCACCTGCGAATATGGGAATCTTACATGTACAGCCCAATGGATCTGATCAGATTCTTCCCATGAAAGCCTTTTGTAAGATTATCCCCCTTATGGACACCTATTCATGGATTCGTGATCAGAAAGTTGTAAAAGAAGAACATCTTGGAACATTCTGGAGAGGAACCAATGAAGATATTGCGAATAAATATAATAAGGGATATGTGGATGTCCTCTGTACCTATCTTCTCAGTCAGTATGCGCGTGAAAATCATAGCCCCCATTTTTTGCGGTATTTTGGTGCCTTTCGCGCGGTGTCTGACAATTATGTCTATTCCTTAAAGGAAGACTTTGAAGATTACCGATTTCGAACATGGTTTTGGGAGCGTGTTCAACATGGAGATATTACATTACAAGTCAAGGAAAAGCTTTCTGGAAATTATTTAACGGAGGAGGAAATTTATACAGTCTTAAAACCAGACGATGAGTTTCTTACGGAGGAGGAATCCGACGATGAAGATTCTGAATCTTCTCTTTCTGAAAGTAGTCTGAGTTCCATTGAAATTGAAACCCCCTTTCCAGACAATGTAGATGGGGGTATTCCTGACTTATTTCCTATTGCAGAACTTGAAAGTGTCGAAAGTCTGGAAATTACAGAATCAGACGAAGTCATCCAAATGCCTACTGGCGGACATCATTCAGAACGCCTTGGGGGCGATGATTCAAGTTCAAACGCAACCGATATTAGTTATTCAGACGTGTATGAGATCAACGCAATCTTGCCTTGTATGCCAGTTGTCCTTATGTTTAGTCAGAAAGCAGACGGCGAGTTAGACAAGTTTCTGGAAAATTCAGACAGTCAGATTCAATATGAAAAATGGACCGCGTGGTTATGGCAGATTATTACTGCCCTTTATCAGGCCCAGAAGAATCTTACATTTACCCACAATGATCTTCATTCCAATAATATTGTTTGGTGTCATACAAGTTTAGAATACTTGTATTATAAGTATAATAATATATCCTATAAGGTCCCCACGTACGGTTATATTTTCCAGATTATTGATTTTGGTCGATCCATTTATACGGCACAAAACATACAAAGTATCAGTATGGACTTTTTCCCTGGGTATGAAGCTCAAGGCCAGTATAATTTTGGACCCTTCTACGATGAAGATTATCCAAAGGTCTTTCCAAATCGTAGTTTTGACCTATGTCGTCTTGCGTGTAGTTTAATTCGACCCTTATTTCCAGAAAATCCAGAAGAAAAGAAGAACGGAAAAACATTAACAAAGGAAGAAAATGTGATTGTTCGTGAAACTGTCGACCCGCTCTTTAATATGTTATGGTCCTGGACAAAAACAAATGCCGGCGATTCTGTCTTTGAGGGACCTCTTGGAGAAGAAAAATATCCAGGATTTGAGCTCTATAGTATTATTGCTGACACATGCCATAATGCAGCACCAGAAAATCAGCTCGCGAACCCCTGTTTTCAGAAATATCAGACAAAAGAAAATGGGAATTGGATTCTTGTATAATTTTATAGAATAATTCTTATATATGGTAGATGTATATCAAATATAAGAAGATTATATCACAATTAAAATCCTGGAGGACCAACATGAAGTTCTAGATCTTGAAAATGAACTGCCTTCTTGGCGACCGCTTGCGTGGCGTCCGCAACAGATTCAGAAAGCATTGAACTTGTTATTTCCTTCATTGTATCCGGGACACTTACCCATGCCATAAGAGTGAATATAATACCCAAAATAGAGTCACGAAGAATGATATTTTGTTCCACTTCCCCAGAACGTTTCTGGAAAATGTAACTCCCAATACCGAGAATTGCGGCGCCAGCTAAACACGAAATCCAGAATGTAGGATTTGATGTATCGAACATGTCCATGAGTTTTCTCATGTATGCGGGGAACTAACTTGTCCTTTTTTCAACGCAGGTACTTAGGCTTCTACGTGCTGACTTTCAGAGGAGTCGTATGCTACTGCTTCTTCTTGTGTCTCCATTTCAGGAGCATGTGTTTCTTCATGATCTGGATGTTCCCCATGATCCATAACATGATCCTCGGTGGGGACGGATTCAAACTGTTTCTGAGACACCTTCTGGGATTCACTTCCTGTTTCTCGCATTAAGAGAAAATAACCAATCACCCCAAGTACAGCAAGTACAATACACCATGTAATGGGACTCATAAGAGTATCCTTGTGGGCAGTAAAAACATTGGTAATAAAGTCCATAGTATTCTAGTGGTAAAAATATTATGAACTTTTGATAATTTACGCAAGATTATTCCAGGACTTCATAGTCGTCTTCCTCCATCGGGACAACCGTTTCCTGGGGAGCGTCTAAATCTTCCACATCACTGAGCTCACTGTCGGCATCTCCAAGAATTTGGATTCGGTCGTCATCAAATTCAATATCGTCTTCATCTTTTGGGACATAATGCATTTCTTGATATCCACTACTTGCTTCTCCAAATACCTGATCATAGTCTGTAAATTGAACAGAAGGTTGTGTATCAACATATATAATCGGTGTAGAAGGAGTAGTTGTTGAAGTAGTATTTTCAGCCACATCCTTTGTAACACTCACCCCCCCTGTTTTCTTTCCAGAAGGCGCTGGCATTTGAAAGGATTTTTCATCTGTTTCTGTAATTTGTGGAATTTCCAGAGAAATCTTTTCTTCCGAAATAACTTCCTGTTTTGGCTCTTCTACAGCAACCTGGGGTGGCGTTTCAACAACTGGTTGCGTTGGTTCAATAACTGGAATGGCAGGCACAATTGGGATAACAGGTTCAGGGACAGGGGCATGAGTTGGGGGGATTTCTGCGGCAATTTTCACAGGTTCAGGGATAGGTTCAGGTTCAGATACAGGGACAACTTCATGATCTTCTGCCTCTTCATCAGAATCATCATCATTTTCGTGAAGATAATCCTTTAATATATTTTTTACGGGTAAGAGGCCACGAATTGCCTGTGAAATACCGTCATACAAAAGCTGTTCAATTTGGCGATGATTCTTTTGCTTTTCAATGGCACTATAGTCCGTATGAAATAAATAGGCAGATGACCATAAGAATCGACTACATTCACACAAGGCGCGGTGTAAAAAGTGTTCAATCTTTGGAATTACAATCTGAACCTTCTTATTCTTACTTCCAAGACGAATCGCACTTAAAATTTTTGTGTGCGCAATAAAAACTGCCGTAATGAGTTCTTCCAAATAGTCACAATTTGTTTCTTGAACAATTGTGTTTGTTTCACGCTGGACCTTATCAATATTCCATTCAGGAATCTGACTGAGATATTCCTGAAAACGAACAAGGACCCGTTTCGCATTTGGCTCGTCGGCCTCTGACTGTTTTAATAATTTCATAAAGAAACGGTGAAACGCCGGTACAAGGAATAAATGTAACTGACGTGTATATTCCCCCTTTGCTTCTGAATATACGGAAGCACTACTTTCATTGCCAGAATCCATGTTACTTCTATTCGGAATGGATTCTTCCAAACCGCACTGTTAAACGCACTATACATTGATGGACTGTTTGAGTGCCAAATAGCTTAAGACTAGCCATGGATTTGCCCCATCCCCCCATTTTCGATACATTTCAAATTGGACAACGTCCTTTTCTTTTGCCAATAATGTATGAATTAATTTATCCGGTAAAAGGCCCTGTTGTTTTGCCTGGAGAACGGATTCACACGGATTTGGTCCCACCTTCCACGCATCCAGTTTATTCTGATGATTTTGTCGTACCTTTCTCATATCGGCATATCCTCGTTTCTCAATTTGTTTAATGGCAGATTCCTTGCGAAGACTTACACTTGGTAGAATAATTCTCTGACAACGAGAAATTAACGGCGGACTCATGGTTGTCTCATCACGTACCTCCAGGGCAAATTCGACATTGGAACCCGCGGTCTCCAAAATGCGACGTAAAAATGCCTGAGCATCCGATGTAAGAGTATCAGCACCTTCCAGCCAAATCAACGTTGGTTCCGCACTTCGATGCTGCGCAAACAAGAGCGGACGCCCCTGACGCAAGGAACGGTCTGTGCGAACCGTATAACGAATCAAATGAAGTTTTCTCTCTTTTGCTCGATTTCGGATCCATGTACTTTTTCCACATCCAGATGGACCACAAACAAGCCAGGCGAGTTTCATGGTTACTTTGTATTTTTCGTTGGAAAGCTTAAAGTGGGCTACATTTTCAAATAGGTAATGTTAAACATTTCGAGTTTCATCCCTTTTAATTTATGGACCTTACAAAACAGTTCCCAATCTCCCTGAAGACTATTAAACGTATTATGAATAAACCGGGTTAATTTGCTCATATACATCATTTCCAAGGTAGTCTCTGATTTTTTTAATTTCATAAGACAGTCTGGCTCTTCATTAAATGATTTTATATATTCCTGAAATATTTTTTCTTCATGATCTTCTGAAAAGGGGGTAAATTCAAATACCATCGTTACTTGTGGATCTCGAAGGGAATCTGGATTCATACGTGTTTTTCCCTTTACCGTCACCGTTTTTGGAAGTTCTTTGTGAAAACGCAACCGCTGTTTTATACACTTGACTTTTAAGGGAATATAAAATGGCTCCTTTTGCCCTGAAAAGAGTTGAATAAGTCTCCGCTTTTTCTGATTAATATCTGGAATAAGTCGCCCCATATCCTTCAGATAGTTAATTACTTTTTTTTGTTTTGATGTTTTCATATTCTTTTTTTGCGCAATAAAATTTGCCGTCGAAATTGTAAATTGAAGACGATAACTCATTTTATAAATATATATACACTATCTATTTATAAACAGGATTCTTTAGACCGAAGACCGATATTTTAATAAAATTCAACGTCGCGATAGGACTTGTTCGCATTCATGTGAAGGCTCTGCTGAAGGGGATTCTGAACAACCGAATCAACCATGGCACTCGTGAGACGTTCTGCGCTCACATCGAGTTGTAATGGGGCACGGTAGCGTACCTGGCCAATATCACCCACACCCGTTGGAATACTACTGACACGATTTGCCGAATTGAGGCGTTCATTCACATCATCACTGACCGGTCGTTTGGCAGTTTGGCGAATAAAATTATTACTCAATGCCAATTTCCCATTTCCAGCAATCGGCTTTCGACCCTTTGCAATCTTTTCCTTATTTGGATTGGTACGCATATTATATGCCCCATCTTCGACAAGCATACTCTTACGAGCATCCCCACCGGTACCATACCAAGACATACTCGCACTTAATTCTGCCTTCTTGGTTGGCTTGGCAATATCAAGAGGATCATAGACCTTGAGTTTGTTTGGCATGGCTGCGGTGGTCATAATACCCATATAGTTACGATCAATGGTTGTTTCCTTGACGGTGGTACGAGCCACATCATTTGGATCCCACACGGTAACGGCAGGGGCCCCACCCGCGTACCCAGTCGCCATACCAATTTCACGACTGTTATTTTCCATTTCCTCACGACGTGTTGGGCGAGCATCATCTTCATAGTGAATGGCGGTTTGACCGGCTTCGACTGGCATCAAGTTCAGTGCCATCGTTCGTGTTCCAGTCGCACTACGTTCATTAGGACGATTTTCAATCGAATGACGACCATAATCCGAAGTTTCCACATCCGTATTTTCAGTGAAATATTCCGTCATATTGGCGTTACGGTATCCAGCACCTCCATATTGTTGAGTCATAGGAGTACGGTAGGACCCAGTAACGTAAGGCGAGAATTCATCCTGACCCGCAGCCGAACCAAAGAGTTCCTTACTGGTTTCCATACGAGCCGTGTTGGGGAGAATCTGAACTGGGCGAGCAGTTTCCTTGACAACCGTGGCAGGTCCCACAAACACACGACTGTTACTTTCATCGGTGTAAAAACGATCTGGACGATACTTGCGGACTTCTCCTGCATCTTCCGCCCCCTTTCCAATATAATGTTGCCCAGGAACCACTTGACCCTTGTATGTATTTTTGGGGTTATTGGCGGTACGAAGTTTATCCGTGGTTGGCATTGCTTGACGCATAATTTCATTAATCTCAAACTGTTGGAACCCTCCCTTTCCAGTGGATCCGTACCCATCCCCAACACCAGCACCCACACGTGTCGGTTCAAAAGGACGTTCCCCAGCGCGATTTCGACTGACTTCCATACGACTTTCAATAAAGTCCGTCGCACTTTCGAGGCCATATGGGTTTCCAAAGGGCTGATTGTAGTCAAACATGTTTTCCACTTCTGTCTTTTTTACGGATGTGGAACCAGAACCGGTGTAACGATCTAAGACGGAATAATTGGCCGTATCACGAACATTCTGCTTGACACTTCCCCCAAAATAGGGTTGCATGTTACTGTGTTTAAATTCGTCGGCCTTTATACGTTCCCCAGAAAGACTACTTACAAAGTCTCCATCAATATAGGTTGGATCTGCTTCAAAACCGGCATGGTTCATACGAACTTGACTTGTAGCATCTTCGATTGGCATTGGTCCAGGGGCAAAATCTGGATTATAGGATTCGTTCTGCGTAGCGTATCCAAGAGGCATCCCATAAGGTCCGGGCGAAGGTTCGGACGGAATAAATTGACCCGATGGATTCTGATAAAATAAATCTAATTCTGGGTTTTGACCACGAGCACTTGCGCCCTGAGGGGTTTTACTCATGGGCGAATATGGCGGAGCACGGAGTGCGACGGTTTCACTCCCAGGTTTTAGAGGTTGGGGCTGATTCGGCATATCAGCAAATTTTTCAGTTTTCTTATTTCCACCGGCGAATCGGGACACCACGTATCCGAGACTCGCAAGGACTCCTAATGCGGCGGCTTCCATTATCTTCCCTATTAGGATACAGGTTTCTAACTGTGCGAAAAATTGGACGACCCTTTTTTCTTGTGTATTCGGTAGTAGAAAGATGCCTCGGAGTAATAGTAGTTCTCGTAGCAGTAGTCCGCGTAGCAGTAGTCCTCGTAGCGTTTCAAAACCGGTCATAAAATCATCCCCAAGACCCTCTTCACCTTCATCTACACCCCTTTCTCCAACACCCTCTTCTCCCAGTATTATTCATCACGAACATAAAACCTCCATGGGAATTATGGATGGGGTAAAATGGGGATTTGGAACAAGTATTGGGCATAGTATTGGAAACCTGTTTGGCTTTGGAACTCAGAATGTCCATGTCGAAAATCAAACCAGGCCTACAAGTCCAGCCCCTACGACCATAAAAACGGACTTTGATAAATGTATGGAAACCTCCATCCATGAAAAAAAATTATCATATTGTTATGAATATGATAAATGTCTCAAAACAAGTCCTTCAATCAATTGTGCGGAAGTCGCTGAAAAAGCTACTTTGAAGTACGATGAATAGGCATAACTTGGCCATGACTTACTTCCTTTAAGGCATCTGCCTGATCGACAAAGGCCTCAACAGGACCGCTATGACGGGGTGTGTAAGGACTTGATTTACATTTTTGTTTATCCACATCACGTGAAGGAATAAACCAATCAAATGGAGTTTCAAAGGTCTTTTGGGGATCATGAAACAGATAATCAAAGCGGTTCCATCCGGTCGCACGAAGGGTACATGGGGGATTATAAAGACGGTTAAAGTTCATCGGGAAACTGCCTTCACTGGGACTCGCGTATGACTGGTTGTTAAAATAGTTTGTTTCTGGATTATACAGACGATCTTCAGCACGAACACGTTGGCCAAGACGAGTAATTCCCTTCAAATCCGATTCAACATCCGTTCGCCATTGATTTGCCACGTAACCACCCCCATGTTTCTGAATGCGAGTCGTGGGTTCGACCGGATACATATTTGGGCAATTGGCTTCTGGAGGATTTACATAGTATCGGAGAGCATACGATGTAATTCGCATATCATCTACCGCATGAAATGGATCATTACGAGGGCGAGTGAGTGCCTGTTGCGGCGGCATATATTCGGACATTGGAAACTTCCTTACTTGTGAAGGAAAGATTAATTCACCATTTATAAAACCACCATTTTTTCATGCCCCACAATTACCGTTGTATCCACAAAGACTTGTATATTTGCCTGCGCAAGATTTTTACAAAAGGCCACATCTTCACTGGCCATATCCGCAACAAGCTTTCCCCCCTTTTCAAAGATATAAGCATCCTTATAAAACCATGGGTAGGGGACCTTTTCAATGACTCCAGAACGGATTAACATGAATCCCATGCCGGCATAATCAACCTTCATATACCGCTCCTTGTTGGATTCACGGTATTCTAAAAGGTCATTCACTCCCAAAAATTCAAAATAACCATTGGCCTGAAAAAAATCCGTGTTCCAATGTTGTACGACTGGAAATTGTTTCATATTGGCCATGCGATAAAGGCCACATGTGACATCATGGGGGGATTGTAAGAGTTTCTCCAAATCTTCAAAGGTAAAAAGAACGTCACTATCGACCCATAATATGTAATCATAGGGGACTTTCCCATCAAAGGGTTTCTGATCCATTCCACGCATCACATCTGCTCCAAGGCACTGCGCACGCGCAAAATGAACGACCGCAGAATAGGAGCTTGACAAGACAATCTCAATTCCCTTTTCACGAGAAATCTGAAGAAACTCGGTCCAGGCGCGCAAAAAACGTCCTGTAAATTGATTTCCTGGAATACAGACAATGATTCGCATGATAAATTTCACTATAATATAAACATGTTGGATCTTTATATTATATCATCTTTTTCCATTTTTATTAATACTTGTGGGGTGCCTGGCAAGTTTCCTTATGAAATGGCTGGGGAGCAAACGTCGCAGGATAGGCCCACATTTGAAATTCTTCTAAATCCTTCTTACGAATATCAATGGCCAAATGAGTTTTGCGATTATCGTAGGAAAGGTTCTGCGCATCTGCCTTGAGGGGTTGCCATTGACGAGCAGGGGCATTTGTAAGAGGGCGTGTTAGCCCACGAAGATCGGATTCTAAATCTTGACGATTTCCCACAATCTGACTGACGTTATTCCCCCCCACAAGGCCAAGTACGTGGCGCTGGGGTTTCATGCCGGCGAGTCCCTGTTGCTGACTGCTTTGACCCGCTTGAACAGTACGATCAGGGATCATCATATCGTAGGAATGGGGGTTATCATTCTTAACCCATCGTGGTGAAGTTGTTTGTGTATTGTCTCCAAAGGGGGCAGCACCATATAAGAGTTCCATGGTTCCTACCTAGAGTCTTAACAATTCAGATCACGAATATATTCACGACTGGGGATACCACCGCGAACCCATCCAGGAGCAGCAACTTCTGGGATGAGATAACTGGGGTTCTGAATACTCTTGGCAAGACTTGGAATCATCGGGGTATATTGGTTGGTGAATGTCTTTTCGGTAACGGTGTCACACGCCTTGCCCATGCGAGAAAATTCAGAATGGAGAAGCTGACTTTCCATATCGGCATTTCCACGACCAGTTCCCATGTAGGGGACCGCTAAGAATGGGCGAGCCTGGGGACGAGTACTGCAGCGCTTGCTCATAAATCCTGGCTGATTCTTGAGGATACTGTCCGCATTAATACTGGCATTATTAAATCCGAAACCTTCACGAGGATACATGAGCATATTTTCAATGGCTAAAGGATTGACCTTGCGAGCGGCAGGGACAAGGTTTGTGGTAAAATAGGCACCGGGTCCGGTAGATTGTTTGTAATATTGTTGAATGGCACATACGTCGTCCTTGACACCAGATAAACGATTTATTTCCATGAGTCACGTATTCTCTGAATATGGGGGCAAAAAAGATTCCCACCCAGTGTAGAATGACTCTTGCGGAAAAGTTTTGCCGTTGTATCGGAGCGGTTCGAAAAACAGTGAAATTAAGAAATCGTACAAAAAAGCAGAAAAAGTCTCAAGCCCGGGAATCTGCTGCAATAGCAATATGTACAACATCCATATTACACCGGCGTGGTCGAACCTTGAAAAAATTTACATGTGATGGCAAAAAGCCAATGCTCAAAACGCAGAAACCCCTTTCTAAATCGCGGTAAAGGCGTAGCCGTAGGTTTTTCCAGACAAGGAAACTTCAGACGTTGGAAAGAGAATTCCTTCCCCAATTGCGTGACAGAGTTCCTCATAGAGATCATGGGAATTCATAAAATCTCCGAGAAAGGTTACAATAAGCCCAGTTTCATCAATGGAAACTTCAAAATGAGATACGCTCTGAAACGTTTGATAGGTTGAAGTCGATTCATCAATGGTTGCGTACCATAAGAACATATCGCCAACGTCATTATAGACTGCTTGACACAATTGAATTTGATCCTCGGAAGATAGTTCGACAGGTTCTGCCAAAGGGTACGGCAGACGTTCCTTAATTTCGTAAAGGCGAATCGTGAGGACTTTTTCGGATTTCATGTTATAATCTATATACAAATTATACTTTATAACATATTGCCAATTTTATACTTAGTTGGGGAAGGACAGCCATGGTACAGAACCTCCATTGGTGCCAGGGACGCAGGCATCACGATTTCCTTCTTTACATGTCTTCCCAGGAATGCGATAGAGCCAATTTTGGTACGACGCCTGATCATTTGGAATACTGGTACTTGGCATCGTGTAGAATTGACGCTGACTCTGGGATTTTCCAAAGACATCGGTTGGGTCTGAGACCCACTGGACACGGAAATAGTCGTCAAGGGTTGTACTCACCGTTGGATCCGAAACAGATGCCGCGGCAGCGCGTGTGGGGTTATATTGAATCTCATCCAATAAGACATTCATAAAAGGGTTTTTCGCATTTGGTTTCGTATATTCACTACTACTGACTCCAATTACATCTGGAAATGCCCCTGCTTCCTGAGGCTTTGTTTCAACCGATGCTTGAAATCCTTCTGTACCAGTCTTATCACTATACATTGTCGGCTTTGCAAATATCCAACGTGCGTGGAGAACAATCACTGCGAGAATTGAAACCGCAAGTAACTCTGGATAACCAATAATTGTAAAAATGACCCCAACAATTGTTGCAATCAGAAATGCGCGTGTTACCGCATTTAAATTATTACTCTGACATATATCATCTGTTCGTAATGTAAATGTACGAAATAAGGCAGAAGGATTTTTATACCATAGGTCTTCGCATGGGCAGTCTCCATTCCCAATACCATTTTCTTTTTTACACGCCATGGGGAACTCCTATAAGAAATTACTTATTTTTTCCCTGCCTTCTTGGCATCAAGTTTTTTACGAAGACGATCACGAACAATATTGCGACGTGCGTCTCCTTCACGGCCTACTGAACGTGCTTGATCCATATCCATCATTCCAAAAGTCCCACGAAAGGTTTCCATGAGTTCCATAAGGGCTGGGTTATCCCCCATCGACTTCATAAGTTCTTCTGCTTCATGGGCGATTTGATCGGGACGAATTTCACCATTTTGGAATTTACTCGCAAGGCGCTTCACGACACGTTGCACACTTGCCATGATCTTTGTCGGATCTTTTGTATAAATATTCATCATTGCCTGAAATGCCCCCTCGACACTTGAGATATTCTTCATAGTTTCTTCGTCAAATCCAAATTCAGCAGGATCGAGTTCCCCCACAATTTCCTTGGCCAGGCGGGCAATATGACCGTTCATTAAATGTTCCGGAAACTTCGGAAGGGCATTTGGATCCTTGAAAAAGTCTCCGAGTTTCTTACTAATTTCTTCAAAATCGGTCGATCCCATCTTTGATTTCCAATCCTTCATAAAGGTTTCAGACCATTCTTTTGAAAATGCCGACTTGGTAGAATCATCTCCAAAAATCTGACTGCGTGCCGAATCATAGAGAGCACACATACTCAGAATATTTAAATGACCTTGAATTGCCTTCTTGTTATTTTCACTGAGAGAATCCCAAATAGCTGGAGTAAATACAATCCCAGGTAAGACTTCTCCTGGGCACGCAGCAGGATCACGTTCGGGTCCGCAGTGGGGGAGTACCTTTTCAATATACTGACCAAGGCGTTCTTCTGGGGAAAGCAGATAGGCCGTATTTAAGGCACTTCCAAATTCTGGGCAGGCCGCCCCAAGATCTTCGCAGAATTCGTCGTACTTCTTCTGAAAAACAGAAGCAAGGGGAGAAGCCGTAGAAGCGGAAGGAGTGGAGGATGCGTTCGCAGAGGCCATCTTCTGAATTATACTTGTAAAGGACAGAGTAAAATCTTTACGCTGGTTTTACACACGAACATTGGAAGCCTTGTCACTGAGCACAACCAGTACCTTCATGTACTTCCAAATGGCAGCACGGTTATCCTCATGGAGGGTTGGCCAATGCTTCTGGAAAATTGCCAAGGCTGGCATAATTTCATTAAACTGTGTCTGAATCTTTTTATTTGCAATTCCTACAAAACTATTGATATCTTCATTCATAATACTTTCACGAAGATCATTTACAACATGCTGTACAAACATATCAAGAAGAAGACGTGGATTCATCTTTCGAGCACTCTGGATGGTATCTAGGGCATGACGGATATCACGTTCTTCAGGAAATGTATCTGCGAGTTCTTCAAAGAACCGGACAAGTTGATTACAGAAAAGGGATAGCGGACTGGGTTGTGACATTTTATTTGGATATTCTATCTATCTGTTATACGAGGAAACCTGTTTAAGTTTCTTTTTAAACGCACACTTCATTCCTTACAGTCGTGCTGGGGGGCGATTTACCCCAGTATCTCGATTCTTCAAATAGGATTCCATTTGCTTATCAAAGAGTTCTTCGTTACGACTTCGGTTCTGAATACTTCCAATGGTATTTGTAATCATGGATCCAGTACGTGTCCCTTGGCCCTGAGGAAGATTCTGCGGAGCATTTACATCAAAGATCTCATAGTTTCCAGTCTTTGTATAAACATCACTATCATCCATGCTGGTATATTGAATCCGAGTATTTCCAGACATTTCACTTGCGACCCACGCCTCGGGCTCGGCATTTCCAGCTACGTTCGCATTTTGACCCGGAACAGAATTGTTTCCTCGTCCAGCGCCGGTGTAAGGCGGAGGAGGATTTTTTTGTCCATCACGGAGTTTCTGCTCAAACAACCAATTCATCACGGATTCATCGGTTCGGGGCTCTTGTTCTCCCATGACGAGAAGCGTCGGAACCTTTTTTAACCACCGAAACTTCTCGCGAACCTGCTGATCATTTACGTTCAAAAAATGAAACATCCCCTTATACGGTGTTTGTCGTAATGCTTCTAAAAAGCGAATCGACCACTTACAATTTGGACTATAAAAACACATGTTTTTCTGACTACCCGACATAAGGATCTTCTTTTATACACACATATTCCGAGTTGTTTGTCGTGACCGCAAGAGATTAAAAAAGGGGTTAAAATTGATCAACAAACTAGTAGTAGGACTTGTATAATATGGCTTCTTCTATGGCACAAATGACTCAACCTTCGACTGTAATGCGTGGGCCCATTGGACAAATTGGAGCCCCAGAAGGTGTATTTGGAAAAGGTCCGCGCGCAATCAACCCCAATACCCTTATCTTTCGTATGAATCCCACACGTGTTAGTTATGTAAATACACTCCGTCGTCTTATTCTTCAAGGGGTGGAAACAGTCATGTTTCGTGCTGATATGAAAAGTGACGGAACCACATCGGACGTGGAAGTTCATAAAAATACGACTGCGATGACCCATGAAATGTTGGCACATCGTATTGGCCTGATTCCCATTCATGTGGAGGATCCTTTGAGTTGGGATCCAGACCGTTACCGGTTTATTCTTCATGAAAAAAATACAACAGAACTTCCTATGAATGTAAAGGCATCTCATTTTAAAGTCCAGGAACGTGACCGAGATGGTGGTTGGATGGATGCTCCTGAAGGAAATGCAATGTTCTTTCGGCCAGACCCCATCTCCAATGACACGTGTCTAATTACAATTCTAAAACCAAAGATTCATATTGGAGGAGAAGATGAAGTCCATATTACCGCAAAAGCATCGGCTGGTTTTGGTCGTCAAAATGCTCGGTTTGTCCCATCCAGTCAGGTATCCTATAAATATACAACGCATCCACAGGAATCTGCGGAAGTTGCGGAATACTTTGACAAATGGCTTATGAATCATAAGAAGGTTGATCCTGCGACGGTAAATAAGGAACCAGGGATGCGTGATACCTATATGCGTGAATTTATGACCATGGAAATTGATCGTGTCTATTTGAAGGATGAAAGTGGAGAGCCTTACAGTTTTGACTTTGTGGTTGAATCCGCAGGTGTCTTGAACCCTTATTATATTGTTCAACGAGCCTTTGAAGTGGGAATTGATCTCTGTCGTCGTTATGGAAATACAGGACAAGCCGGCCTTCCCAAAAATGTCTATATTCAACCGGCCACGTCCCGCGTAAAAGGGTTTGAATTTATCTTTCTTGAAGAAGATCATACCCTTGGAAATCTGATTCAGTCGTATATTGACTACAATATGATGGGTGCGGGTTCTGGGGTGGAATATGTGGGTTATAAAGTGCCTCACCCTCTTCGCGATGAAATGGTCATTTGTATTGCGACCGAAGATGGTTCGGATGAAACCGCAATTCGTATTCTAAAGGAAGCAGCACAAGGGTGCGAACGTATGTTCCTACAGTGGCGAAAGGAATGGATGCGATTTATGCCCAAGGATGCCTATCCAAAGCCACTTCCCCCACCTGTGTTTCCGAATACCGAAAATAACGCGTCCAAAAATTCCTACGATGAAGAGGAAAATGAGAATGGTGCCGTACAGGCGAGTGCGTCCATTCCAGTCCAAACCGTTCTCCCTCCTGTCAATAAAAAGCCCATTATGAGTGCCGCGGAGGCAAAAGCAGAAGCCGTACGTAAAGCACGTGAGCGTGCAGCGGCGGCCGCAAAAATGTCAGCAGAAGGAAAAACACCTGCCTAAGTAGAATATGAAGGAATTTACAATCTTTGGATGGACTCCCAAAAAAATTATGATTATACTTTTGATTGGTCTAAGTGTTTGGATAATTCAAAAGCTACGATCCAAATTTTTTCATCAAAAATATAACATTGAAGAATATTTTACGAATACAAAACAAGGCTGTACATCTTGTAGTGGAAAATCATAGGCCTTTATTCATCTGGGATATGAAACACGTTGTTTATTCATCTGGGAGAGGAGGGGCATCACGAAGGCCATCCGTGGGTGGCTTTACCCAAGTTTCTACAACCTTTGGCTTCACATTCTTAAGAAGATTATTCATATCTTCCTGTGAAAGCTTATTTGTATAATTGATGACATAATTCAAATCAATCTTTTTATTCTGTGCCTTTAGGGTTTCCTTATAAAGATTATGGAGAACACTCACATGATGTTTAAAAGGCCATGGGCAATCTTCGTACTTTTGGGTACGCTTTGCGAATACATTCAAATACATATGAAAGAGAGTGCGTGTCTGTGATCGAAGACGACCTTCAAGCTGGTAAAACGCCTCCTTTTCTTCTGGGTAGTATGGCAAATACTTATCAATTGCGGCTTCACGGCGCAGGCGAGCAAACCGTTCATAGGTGAGCGATTCATTCCCACGAAGGCGACGCACACGTTCATACAGGCGAGTACGATACCGAGCACGAGTTCCATCCTTCATATAAATTACAATACCCTGTGTCTTGATATCTTCATTTGCTTCCAGGTTACGAAGATAAGTATGAAGGCCAACCGTTTTTGCCTTTTCAAGATCATGGACTGGAGGGCGATATTCCGCAAAGGTTTCATTATCAATCCAAATGGTTCCATCCTGATTTACAACACCTGCCTGGACAACATAAATGGCCGGCTTTTGAATTGGAACAACAATCCGGTTTCCTGGATGCTGAAGGACAAGAGACGCAAAACGTGAATGTACCTCCCCAGCCGATCCTTCAAAGAATGTATTCAGGGTTGGGCATGCTTCACGGAGCATTGCTTCAAAGGTGGGACCTCCTTCATAAAAGGTTGTATTGCCACCCACACGACTTCGTGTGGAAATATAAATCGTTGGATCCTCCGCAAGCTGGAAAATATTGATCATGGTACCGTCAATAAATTCTTCAATTCGTTCCACCGCTGACCAATCACCGACCATGGGTTGCTTCCAGTCATTCACTGGACTCACCGACTTGCGTGGAGCAACACTCACAATCTTTCCAGTTCCCTTTTCAAAGACTACACTTCGAAAATAAGGAGTTTCTGGAAGGGTGAAATCCGACTGTTCCTTTACATACCGTACAATCCCAAAGTTGCCATTCGATGGGACGATTGTACGTAGCTTATAGGGTCCGCATTTACAATATTCAATAAATGAATCAAGGCCCCAGGATTCCTGACGACCCTTGAATACCTTCATAATCTGCGCAGTAATATCCATAATTGCCATTTTTCCACAATTTCCTGTACATATTGTGTGCGATTTCGCATAGTCAATTTTTTCCCCTTATTGTAGGATTTAGGGATGAACCAGGAAATCTCCGAAACGCCTACAATTCCACCAGAATTCACAGAAGGCGCCGATCTTCCAGAAAATACAGGAGAAACCGTTGGTGAAAATATTCAAAGTGGTGTGGAAATACAAGAAGCAACACCAGCAACGGAGGAAGAAGACGAGGGAATTTATCTTGGTGATAAAATTCTTATTACCAGTGAAAGTTACGGAAAAGTCGCAGGGGAAATTTATTATATTGATGAATCATTGATTCGTGTCTTACCAAAAGGAATCAGTAATAAACTTTATGATTTTCCAATTATCGATAATGAGATTGATCCCGACCTAGGGGTAACTGATATAAAATTATGGCCAGGACCTCGTACTTCCTTTGTTATATTACAAGGATTTCGAAATGGCCAAGTATTCGACGCCTTTAATTCACAGGGGGAGCGTGAAGGGAAATATACTGTAAAATCCGTAAATGTTGAAGAAGATCGTATTGTTCTAACAAAAGATGGTGAGGAAACACCAATAACATTTACTTCAAATGGGATTCCACGTGACCTTCCTTTTGTAATTCTACAAATTGCCCCTTTGGAAATGGATCTTATGGCTACGGAAGAGATCGATACTACAAATATTGAACAAGATACCTATCAAGAAGAGGATGAATATGAGGAACTTGGAGAAATTGAAGTACCCATCTATGTTCCGATTCGAGAAGTTGAAACCAAGGATCGAGTCTATAATGATGTTGAACAAAAGGGGGACTTATTGTCACAATTTATCAGTATGCTGGATGGCCCAAGTCAGAAAAATCCCCTTTATATAAAACGCCTCCGTGCCCTTGTGGAAGTCTTTGGAACCATGAAAAATATGGTATTGGACCGAGATGAAACTGGATATATTCGCGGAGAACGTCAAATTTCCTATACATATTTGGCGGATATGTTACAAAATGGGAATATTCCACTATCTCGCCCCATTTTGCGAACAAAACGTTCCTTATTTGTGGATACATGGGATGACGACGAAGCCCCTGAGAATCGTGTGATTGATAATGATGATTACACCATTAAAATTACTCCTTATAACCTTCAAAAATCCATTGAACATGATAATAAGCCCATGCAGGCACCTGGAGAATTACAACCATCGCCCACCGATACTGGATATGCGCGTCATCTTCGTGAATCCTTTCGTTTTTATCCCCAAGGTCAAACATTTCTTGGAGACTCTTTTAAATTTAAGAAAGATTCCGAATTCTTTCGCAATACCCTTCCTGATGAACCCATCATGGGATTCAAAGATTTACCTCCTGGCTATGAAAAGAAGGGTTTCAAAAAAAAGACGGTGCTGATGAATGAAACAGTTCTTGGACCAATTCTTCAAGAAGCTCGTCGTGGCCTTGAAGATACGCGCGCCGTTGGTGGAAATGTAATTCTCGAAGGCGATCGTGCTGATCTTATAAGTTATACCCTCTTTCCAATTCAAGCTGCAACAAGTATTGGTTCCACGCGCACTGGAAAACTATTTGAAGATATTCAACGTTCCTCAATAAATTCAAAAAGTACAAAAGAACTTGTCAAAGAATATGGTGGTGAATATGAAAGTGGGGATGTACGCAAAATTCTTATTCTTGACCCTTCACGCGTTACCTTTGCAAATGTTCTCTTTGAGGAATACTTTGACCAGATTCTCAAGTTTTTCCACCCACGTGGGCAAGGGGATCTCCATCACATCTTAAGTGACCTTGGAATGAACCATGTAGAATTAACACAAGAACAATCACAGGTATTTAATTCTCGTGTGGAAAAGGTCATCCAAAAATATCGCCGTATTATTGCGCAACTCCGTTCCACAACTCCCCAAGAAGCTCCTGAAGCGACCTCCATCCTACCCTCCTTTTTAGAGCAATTAAAGTCTGTATTTGCCAGTCACGAACCCCTCCGTATTCTTATGGAAAATCTTCATACGGCGATTCCAAGTTATAAAGGAATTGATCTTGCGCATATTGGTTATATGTTGCTCTATGCCCAGGACTACTTTTTGGCAGCACTTTCAAAAGATCCTACAAATATTCAGCGCGAGATGGTCCGCAAGGCGCGCGATGACTTTTTACGTGTGGTTCGTGAAGCCCAGATTGCGAAAAAGAATGAAGAAAGTCGTGGCCTTGCCCCCAAAGTCAACCCATGTCGCCACGTAAAAGAACTTGAACTTGTGCGAAAAACAAAAGATGATGGAGATCGCCTTGCTCTTCTTGCTCGTTTTGTAACATTATATCAAGGCGGTCGCAAAGACAATTGGGTCATGTGTAATCTCTGTAATAAGGAACTACTCTGTCACCATGAACTCCTCCAAGTCCAACAATTCCTTCACCCACGCGAGCATGAATCCATTCAAAAGCAGATTATCTTAAACTATGCTGGAGGTACCTATGGAGGAAATCATATATGTCGCAACTGTGGCAAACCAATTGCCACCCTTGATTACGATACCCATATTGAATTTGACGATGAAGGTCGTCCTATGATGGGTCGCAGTGAATTGGTCGATGAAGATGAAATTGAAAAGGAAAAGATTGATCTTGCTCTTGGGACTCCAGATATTCGTGAAAATGATATCCAGTTTGAAAATCCAGATCAACAGAAAATCTATGACATTACTCGCCAGATTTGCGAACGAATTGGTGTCTATCCTCCCCCAGAAGATTATCGGAAAATTGTAATGAAATCCCAAGAAGAATATAATGAGCTTACACGCGAAGATACACTTACAAAATTTAAGGCGCGTGCCTCAAAAAAGGCTGGATCGGATCAGATGGTTGAATTACAATATTATGAATTTATGGCAATGAAAAAGGTTTCCATTGTCGCGTGTTGTACCCTTTTTCAGATTCAGAAAGTCATGCCAGAATATATGGTTCGCCATACTCTTCCAGGATGCGAAGCAGGATTTAAGGGATATCCTCTTGACCTTGATGAATCTCCAGAAAATTCTGTTGGAATTAAATATCTTGCGTGCGCAATCGCAGGAATGCCGGCAAATAAAGAACCCTGGCGGAATACATCTTGGATGCGTGAAAACAGTATTACCAAGCGAAATGAACAGATTATACAATCTCTTTCGTACTTTATTAAACTTATATCCGATGATGCAATTAGTCAGTCAGAACTTGAAAAGAAGCGAAAATATTTGGTGGAAATCTTTGGAGGGGACGCAGTCAAATCTCGTGCAAGTGAAAAGGTTCGCCCCACATATAAACCTTATATTTCATCTGCGTTTGAAGGAGACGCAGACCTTGTGGCACAGGGAGCAGTTCGATCGGCAACAAACGGTTCCGTTGGAGATATATTGCTTGCCAACAAATACATTTCAGCCCTTCATGGTATCTCAAAACAGCATGCGACGGTCATAAAAAATAGTCCCTTTGCGAATGCAACATGCTGTTCGGTACCGATTGGCGAACCGAATCTGTTTTATGAATCAAAGGCCCCAGATCTTGTAAATTATACTCCACGCACACGCTCCATTGCTCGACCAAATGAACGCCAGGGATGGGCCTTTTTCCCATATCAAACACGTATCCCCCTTGATATTCGCGCTGAAGTTCAATTGGATGTTGCCCATCGTATTTTCTTATCCCTTTGTTACCAGGGAGATCGCAAAGGCCTCCCCCACGAACTGGGTCATGATCTTATGTGTGATTGGTGTGGCCTAAAAATTTTGCCTGAATACTATTTTCCAGACATGATTCTGAATAAAAAGGGACAGTCCGTTGCCCAGGAAGTGTCGGATGACGTCTTACGTCAAAGTGTGATTGAGCAGATTGGAGAAATTACACGAGAACGTCTGGATGATCTTCTTGCTACAACTCATAAATATACAAAGTTTCACTTTTATAAATCTCCCATGCCACTCACACGTGAAGATTTCCTCGCGAGTCTCCAGCAAATTCAGCCACCTCCTGTGGAGAATTGGTCCGAAGTCATTGATGCAACCCTCGAAAATCTGGAAAAGCTACAAAATACTTCCACCGAACTTGAAATTGCCCAAGCCTTGGGACCGATTTCTGAGATTTCTTCGAACGCAGAAAGTGTAATTAAGATGCTTTTAAAAGAAGATGAGCGTCGAATTATGATACCAACCCTTGATCGACTTGCATCCCAGTCTCCACAGCAAATTATGGAAGTCATCCGTTCTTATTTTCTGGTGACCTTTGAGCGTTCCTTGCTTGGATATACGACCGATGGCCTGGAAAACCTTCCAAAAGAATATGATCTCTCGGATGATCACCGCAAAGAACTTGGAGAGTTCTTAGTATCACACAATGGAATTACAAAGGATCTAAACATTGAAACCCTTGGAGATGTTGGAAAAAATAAAATGAATTATTTTATTGCGCAGATTTCAAGCATTCTTACCTTTTATGCAGAATTACGAAAATCGCATATTAAATTTGGAGGCGCCTTCTTACAAGAAATTATGCGTGTATTCCTCTATTGCCCCCTTGCGTCCTTGCTCAATATGAACACACAGCCAGTTGGAACACCAGGGCGCGCACGGATTCGTGGAGAAGAAGGAGGTGCCGCGAGTGAATTGAAAAAATTCGTAATTCAACTTTTGATGAAATACCGTGGAGAAGCCATGTCATATAGTCTTGAGACAATCAAGCTTGAGGTCGCTAAGGCAAATGAACGAGATCGTCGTTCCATTATTCGAATGATTGACAATGATGATGAAGATCAAAAGAAGGTCAATATGATTCAACGACGTCTTGGCATTGGTATCTGGTCACAAATGGCTGGAAAAGGTGTTTGGAAGTATGATAAAGAATACGATGAACTTGAACGTCAGATGCGTGAGCGCAATATGGAACGTATGGAAATGGGAATCGATGATGCTCATAATGTTGCTGACGCAGGGTATGACAATCGCAACCATCAAGAAGATGGGGATGAATAAACTTGAAAAAAAGATATACAGGGTAAAAAGGAGGCGCACCTATGAAGACATTACTTTTAGCAGGGTTTCTCTATTTGCTGGGAGTCGCCATTGTACTTCTCGGAAAACCAGAATTCATGTTTCAAGAAAACGGAGATTGGAAGGAATTTGGGATTGGCCGAGATCCCAAGAAAAACACGTGGATGCCTGTATGGATGTTTATGATTTTCTGGTCCGTGGTAAGTTATATACTCGCAATCTTATTTTTAAAGATTTTTATGGACGATGGATCTATTTCTGAAAATATCCCTGTGGTTCTCAAAAATAGTAAAGGGAATGGTGTTGGAAAAAGAAAGTCTGGCTACTATATTCTGAATAATAGCGGTGATATTGAAGATGGAGTTCCCCAATATATATTTTTGGGAAAGGCCCTTCCGATGAGCGATGATTAGAACGCCCTATTTCCCTGGACAACTTTGTGATAATCCGGCACCGATTACACCCCCAAACATTCCAGCCCAGAAAGCATAAAACCCAATTGCAATATACTTTGACATTGGGCCAGACTGCATATCAAGGGGAAGTGATTTTGTAACAGGGGAGGAAAGAAAGGTAGATAAAAGAAGTGCTCCAGTCATTGCAAGAAGAGTTGGAACACTTGCTTTTGCAATATGCCCTGGTTGTATTGTATTACAAGACACTTTTTGTGCGATTGAATTCCATCCGAATGCCATTACATAGGATATGGATAGCATTAGGACCCATATTGGCCATGTTGCACTACTTTGAAAGTAGTTGATAATGATCCAGCCATATAAAATTGAAAATAAAAATAAGACACTTCCTGAAGCAAAACTTAATCCGAGAAGAAGGGGGTCTGCCATTTGAAGATCTTCTGACTACATTGGGTAGAAAAAAGAATTATTTTAACCCTATTCTTAACAGGATGCCACCCAAAGTAAAAAAACAACCCACCACGGGACTTGAATGGGTAGAAGCACGCACACTTGAACCGAAGAAATTTACATATACGGAAGAAGGAGATTACTATGCCCCTGCAATAAACCCGGGGGAGAATGATCGAACCATTGTACCTGCTGAAGTATTACCTGCGTCGCGTGAAATGATTGTGGAAAATTACAAGAAACGGTTTGAAGAAATTAAGCAGGCACAGGCAAATCTTGCGCAGGCACGGCGTGACTCTGCGGAAGTGTATCATAATTATAAAAGTGGAGTTCCAGGTGTCACAAAAAATGATGTTTTGAGCGCAAATCTTCGAGTTCGTGATGCGGAACAAGCATATGTCTGTATTGCCCACCCATCACGGACCATTGTCGAACCACCCAAACCACTGGAAATTCGAGCCTTGGATCCAGAAAATAAGCATGAAACACGAAAAAACTGGGATCCAGTCTATATGTTACAATCAACCTCCTTCCCATGGCAATTATCCTGGGCCATGGATCCAGCCTCCATTGAAGAAGAACGCCGGCGATGCGCAGAAAAAATGAAACCAAAGGAAACTGCGGTCGCAGCAAATGCCCCAGTCCCAAATGTCCCAGCAGTACCAGTGAATGAAGAAGAGGCGCAGCGGAAAGCAGAAGCAAGAAAGGCTGCGATTATTGCAGCTCGAACACGAGCAAAACGAGGGCGTGGAGGATTTCAGAATGTCGGATTCCGAAATCAAACAAATTTTGTCGTACAAAAAATGGGCTAAGTAAAGGCCTTATATTTTACATATGAGGATAATCACTTAATTTTTCCTTTACAGTTCCACAATCCACCGATTCAGCCGTATATTGAAAACATAACCCATTATGATCCTTATAGGTTATTTTTTCAACGTTGCTGGGGTGAGGAAACTTGGGAATACGGCTTTGACTCTCTGGCTTATGGTGAAGTACAAAGTAAAGTCCAAAAATAAAGGCAAGAATAAATGGGATAAATTGTAAATGTTCCAGTAATTTCATTGGGAAGCCTTCCTATCGGAATGTAATATTTCTTTTTTTATGAAATGGTAGGAAGTATGATTTCAGACGTATTTAAATTAAAAGGATTTGATACATTTTTTTCGATATTACTGGGATTATTTTTCGCAACTCTCTTTCGACCAATGTGTAAGGGCGGTGATTGCTTTGGTTTTAAGACACCGGCATATGAATCTGTAAGTGGAAAATATTTCAAAATTAAAGATCAATGCTATCAATTTCATCAAAAAACAGTCGATTGCCCAGGCGACACAAGTGACCTTATTGAACCCTTTACCTGGGAACAAGTGCGTCAGCTGGACACAATTAATGCCTCATAAAATTAACAGGAACAATGAGTGGCCAAGGAACACTATTAGCAGATTTAGATGGAAGTCCAGGTGATTTAGATAGTAATATTGTACAATCGATTCTATCCGACTTGAATCAACCAAGTGGTGGAAATCCGGTGATGAGTCAAGGGCAAAACATCCCCCCACCCATGGGAAACCGCGCCCCTATTCAAAACGCCAACGCTCAATATTCAACGTATCCGCAGGCGGCCGATCCTGCTGTCCCAACAGCGCATCTTATTGGCCGTGATCACCCGACACCAGCGGATTTTCAACGGATGATGGCATATCAATCCGTTCCAACCCAACAACCCATGGCATATAATAACGGTCATTACGAAAGCCATATGAATGTTGGTCAAATTCCAACCTATACTCCCCCCATGTATAACGAACCAAAGAAGAACTGGCAAGGGCAATGGCTCGATGAACTTCGAGAACCAATTATGGTGGCAATTATTGTCTTCCTTGTGACTCTTCCTGCTCTTAATGTTATTATCGTTACCTATTTACCAAATCTACTCCGTCCCGGTGGTGACTTTACTCCCCTTGGAATGGCAGCACGCGCCGCCTTAGGCGGAGCACTCTATTGGGCTCTAAAAAATGTGGTTGTACCTTTACTCCGTGGATAATGTAGGAATCTAATAGGATTAGAACCAAATGCCAAATATGAAAGAAATGTTATCAAAGAAGCCATTCTTAACAAGCGTAGTTGCTTTTTTTATATTCTATGCGTTTTTCTACATGGGAGTTTCAAGTCTATTGTTTGGAATTGCCATCGGCCTCATTTCCTTTGGCCTTGAAGTCAAAATGGAAATTGCGGTAGCGGTCATGATTCTCTCTGGACTCTTATATCCCACTCTTGTTGGCCTCTTTCGCCGACGTGAAGGATTTACTGCCCCTGCGGAAGATTCTGTGATGGTCACCCAACAAGGACCTGTTACGCAGATTATAAAGCGTATTCAAGGCCTACAAGGGGCCCCTGGTGTTCAGGGTGTCTTATCTGCCTCGTTTGCGGAAGGATTTGCGGACGCAACTGGTGACGCTGGAGCAGGAAGTAACGGGGCACCAAAAAAGGATGAAGTAACCTCCGCAAATGATCAGCCAGCATCTGTAAATGCGACATCTGTTTCCCAGGTTTTACAACAGACACTTGATTCCCAAGCATCAGTTCCTGCGGTTGCTGCCGAAGTAAAAAAGGATGCCCCCAAAACTTCTTCTGGATTTCAGAATGGAAAGGCCGGTGAATTTAAACTCGGTCAAATCCCCACGGAACTTGAAGGCGGAGTTCATATTGATGCTGGAACAACTCTGATGAATGCTCTCAAGGGACTCAATCCAGACCAAGTCAAGGCCATGACCGAAGACACCCAGAAACTCATGGAAACCCAGAAGAGTCTCATGGGAATGCTCAACACCATGAAGCCTATGTTAAATGACGGCAAGCAACTCTTGGATACCTTTAATGACATGTTTGGAAAACAATAAAAAAGAGTGTATATAATTTCATAAATACAAATTCACAATTTCACTAGCATACGTTCCGCTTCACGTTCAGGGCTACGATCCACCCCACGGCTACGGTACATATGACCAGATGAAATATGACGTTCCTTCGACTGAACCATATCCTCAAACTTTTCACGTGATACCGTTCCGTCGTGATTACTGTAATACACATAGCGAATTCGCACATCGTTGTTTGCGGCCAAGTGGCGAAGGCAATGGTAACAGGGGCGAGAACTCCCCAGCTTTCCAATCCGGCTAATACGAATGACAAGCATATCAAACACGGTACGTTCCATATTGACAATATGCGGCGGAGTCATCTTGAGCTTATTCATGACATTCACTTCGGCATGTACAGAAAGAGGGTAGGTGTTCCGATTCAGCATCATATTTTCTCCCATAATCGTGGTACGGCCCTTACGATCAAAGAAGGCGCATACATGATGAAATTTGTTCTTTTCAGTTACAAATGGAAACTTCTGTTTCAAGTTTCCGCATAGGTGTTCAACTTCATTATAATAGTCCGTGTGGGCACACGGCGGCTCAATGGTTTCGTACGACTCGGCAAACGGCGGCATTTCTTGTAAGTGTTAGGGAGTTATAATTCCACTTAAAGCCAAGTTTCGAATCAATTTTATACCAAGTGTGGTATATCTCTCTGCGTAGCTCAGTGGAAGAGCGGTTGACTGTAGTTTTCTATAAACTGCGAGTGAAGTCATCAATAGGTCACTGGTTCGAACCCGGTCGCGGAGATAATTCTGGTATGGCTATGCCAGTCTATTTTTGAATGTTATTATACGTTCTAACATAGAAAGCGCAGATGGTCAAAAAATGCCCCCCAGGGGTTGTCTGTATGACACCGAGCATTGTAATTCTTATAAGTGTAATTGTTATCATTGGAGTCTTCTTTTATATGGGTCATACATCAGCTTCACCCTCAAAATATATTACAAAACAGCCGGTCCATACCGATGTGAATGTAAATGTTCGCGGTGGAGATGATCGTTATACACGTGCCCCCGAACCTTATCGTATGTGGCAGACCATTCCAGATCTTCGTGGGGCGATTATTCCCCCTGGTGCAATGGCCATCAATATGCCGGCACGAGGATATCCTGAAGCCTACCAACAAATGGGCTATATCAAGGCAGAAGATCAATTACTCCCTCTCTTTGGACGACGCACAGGGCGAAGTAACGACCGTTTTAATTACTATACACGTACCGATTCTTATAATCCAATTCAGGTCCCCATTACCGTTGCGAAACGTGACTGCTCTGAGGATCTTGGATGTGAAGAACTTTTTGGAGGAGAAACCGTTCAGATCCGTGGCCTTGGAAAAACTGGAACCGTGGATGTCTATAAGTTTGACGGTCCTACGTATATTCCATCCATCATCTAAGTAGGAAATAGGTAGATGGGTAATCATCAGTCCTCCATAAAGTCAATAGATTCCTCGTATGGAACACCTGCCTATACACATGAGAATGAAGATATCCGTGAAGGGTTTGCCACAAATGTAATTCCAGCAGATAAAGTCTGCCCATCTGGGAATTCTGGATTTCCAGTCCTCGTCCAGCCCTTTTCAAAAACACCCAGTAATACCACCACCGCACCATATTCTGGTGAAAAGCTGACCATTCAGTTCCCAGGCCTTGGTCGTCTCTATAAATTACATCGTGATACCCTCTGCGTAGAGGATATTGGAACAGGACATTCCTTTATTTATGAAGGAAACCAATATAATGTCACCGATATTTGTATCCGAAAGCCGGTTCATCAGAATCTGTCTGAAGTTACCCCCATGGGAGAATTTCAAATCTGGGGGATGCCTGTGACCGGTGGAACCTCGGCAAATTATGTGGTTCTGATTCTACCACTTTACGGTGCTGGAATCAATTATGCCCCCAAAAAACACGAGAATGCCTTCTTAAATATACTCCGTGGAAAAGAAACAATCCTCCAGGATATATTTTACAATGGCGACTATTACACCTATTCGACCTGTCTGGAAATTCAAGACGGTTCTGCGTATGAAAGAAAACTGATCAGCGTAGCCTACTGGGAAACTCCCATTAAACTCCCTTTTCAAAATAATACGTCTGAATTTTCAGCTTTTATCAACGGAGTCAGCGCAAAGACCTTTCGTACCTATTACCCTCTCTTACAATTTACCCTGAATGCGGATGGAAGTAAGCAGAATCCAGTCTTTTCCACGCAAGCGACCAAAGGATTTTATTCCACCTACACCACAAATCCGGCGATTGGCGAGACAGAATTTAAAACACGTTTTACCAAGATTACCGGTTTTACCATGATTCCCCAGAAACATACCGATACGACAAATTATGCCAAGAACTACAAATGTATTCCTTTGAATCCTTCCAAAGATATTAAAACGGATAAAAATGGGGAAAAACGAATCTTAATTGATCCAAAAACTGGGGAACGCCTAGATAAGGAATTAGAGGCGGCGGATGAGGCCTTACGTGGCACCCCAGAAACGCCAAGTGTTTCTGCTGGCGATATTACAAAATGGATTGTGATCGTGGTAGGGACCGTCCTTGGTCTTATTTTTATTGCCTACGCCATAAAATTCCTGGTGGGGTTCATGAAAAAGGCCCCAGAGGAGGTTGTAGATGTTGTCGCAAGGAATACAAAGAATGTGGTGGCAAATGCGATAAATACGGCAGCAAATACGGCAGCAAATACTGCTAGAAATGTTGCCACAAATACGGCACATGGAATTGTTTCGAGCACAACCACAACGAATGACTATATATTTTATGGTGTTACAAGCACCGTAATATTATCGGTAATTATATTTTCAATTATATATACAATAAATATTCAAAAAGAGAGTGAGAAACTAAAACAAGAAGAAGAAAGAAAATATAGATATGCTTAGTAGGAGAAACACCCTACATGTATCAACTCGTTATCATAGGTGTTTTTGTGGTAATATTGACAATGGCAATTGTATATTTTTGGCCAAAAACTTGCCTCGTTCAACGTTCTGGGATTGAAACCTTTACAAATGTCCCAACGGTTGATTCCTGTCCGACAGGAACATATTCTTATGTGACACGTGGAGGAAATACCCAATGTTGTAGTGTTTCGCCAAATGGATCCTCTTGTGAAGGAAAAGTGATTTGTACAATGAGTGGCGAAGGGAATGCGCAGATGCCAAAATGTAGTGATTTGATGGGAAGCACGGCCTTCCAGGCAAAGAATCAACCTATTTCCGTGGAAGGGTCTTCTGGAGAGTTTTGTCTAACTTCGGATAATGGCCTTCTTTTACAAAAATGTAAAAAAGGATATCCAGCTTCACAGCGCTTTACCTATACACCTCAAAAACAGATTCTACATCAAGGAACAGAAAAATGTCTAAAAATGGTGGATTTTGGGTTAGGAATTGCTGGTAGTTTTGAGAAGTGTAATACGCAAAAGGATCAACAGTACCTCTATAATTATAAATCAAAGACATTACAGTCAATGGCATATCCCAATATTGATCTTTCAATGTCAATCGGCAAGAAAACAAAGGATGGTTATATTGTTCATCTACGTACAGAACAAGAATTTCGTGAATTATTGCTCCAAGAATCAAAGAAAAGTACAAGTAAAATAAATATTGAACTACAAATCAAATATTATAAGGATTTTATGAAACAAATAAATACAGAATTGATTACAGAAACTGGAAAGTTTGATATTTTACCAGAAAAGCAGATGGATATTTCTTCGGCGGCTAAGAAGTTTGGAATCAAACTCTAAATAGATGGTTGATTCGTTTTTATTCCTGTGAGAGGGTGGCGTAAAATTGTGACTGATTAGCTCAGTTGGTTAGAGCGCACGACTGTTAATCGTGAGGTCTTGGGTTCGAACCCCAAATCGGTCGATTTTTTTTCGGATGAAATCTTTTTTTCGTCTGATTTTTTGGGAATTAATTTTCAAAAAACCAGATTTCGAGTTTCCAAAAGTGTCTGACCTGGAGTCTCCCTGGCTACCTTTTCCTTTTTTCAAAATTTATATTTCTGAGTTTTCCAGATTTCAACCAGAAACACCCCGCTCGAGAGTTTTCTCGTCTGTAAATAGAGAAACAAATGCCACTCAACCCAAACGCTCGAGCCTATGTTCCCCAAGAAATGCGGAACTCAAACAATGCGAGTTTTAACTCGATGATGGAAAATGTAAATGCGGTTGGTCGAAATATGATGCGTGAAGAACAACAAGCCGAAAATGTAGCAAACTTTAATGCCATGATGCGAAATGCGAATACCATGCGCAGTGAAAATGAAGCGATCAATGAAGCCGTGGCCATCCAAAATGCTGCAGCTTCCAGCCGAAAGGGGCGCAAAGCGAGTCGCAAGGGTCACAAAGCGAGTCGTAAGGCTTCTCGTAAGTCCCGCAAGTCCCGCAAGTCCCGTCGGTACAGCGGTGGTGGTGTTGATAATATGGTTCTCCAGATGCCCAAGGTGGGCTACACCCAACTCCCCAGTGATTCTATGGGAGGAAGCGCAGGTATCCTTGCGGATGGGAAGACACCTTTTATGTTAAATATCCCTTACAGTACCAGTCCCTCCTCAGCTTCTGCGTGTATGAAGGGAGGAAAGCGAAAGGGTTCTCGTAAGGCATCAAAAAAGTCAAAGAAATCACGTAAGACACGTGGGCGTAAGCATTAAGCGTCCTCCTCACTATCATTCACAAAGTCAAAATCGGTAACTGCTGGCTTTCCTTTTGAAGCCTTTGCCTTCTTTGGTTTTACATTTGCCATTTCATGATCCGAATCTGCTTCCTCTGGTCCTTCGTTTCCTTCATTCCCTTCGGATCCTTGGCCTATCTTTTCCACCTGGATTTTATAACCACATTGTTTATAAAATACACGTCGTTTTCGGTACTGCCCTTGATAAATTCCATGGCAATCCACAATATCCACAATAAGTGGATCCGCCGTTCGTTCCTCTGGACGTTGTCGTAAAATACGCCCCACACTCTGTTCCACCTTTTTGCGCGGACTGGCCAAGACAATTGTATTTAACGTTTTAATACTCATTCCCTCCGAAGCCATCGAGTACGTTCCCAATAGGATCTGCGCATTTTCCCCTGCGTGATTGCGATCCTTTTCCTTCATTCCCCCAATATAATATCCAACATGAATTCCAGTATCCGCAAAGAATGCCTCCAGGGCCTCCAACATGACCTTTCGTTCGCTCAAAATTAAGACACGACGGTTTTTATCTTTTACCAAATCCATGACAATTTCTCCCACCGCCTGAGTTCGTGGCAAATGTTCTGTGACTTGTCCCAGAAGGCGCGCCATGACAACTTCCCCTTTATAATCGGTCGGTTCAACGCTATAGGAAGTATCCGTGGTGGTATAATATACGGCGCGTACATTTACCGTGGGATCTGCCTCGCGAACTTTTTCCCAATACACCGGATTTCCAAGGTACCAGAGAAAGACTTTGGTAAGGCCATCCTCACGGGTTGGCGTAGCCGAAAGTCCGAGCATATGTTTTGTCTGAATCTTCAAAAGGGCCTGCGAGAAGTTGGCCGCCCCCAGATGATGGCATTCATCAAAGATGGTGAAACCATACGATTGAAATGTTCCGGTGGGAAAATTCCGCTGAACAAGGGTCTGGATCATACAGATTGTACAATCATATTTTTCCGGTTCCACTTCCGCCTTGTTTCCCTGGAGAATTCCCACGCGAAGTCCTGGAAAGAATAATTCCATTTCTGCCTTCCATTGCTGAAGGAAGAATTCCTTATCAACAACCACCATGAAACGTTTTCCAATCTTTGCCGCAATACACAATGCCATAAAGGTTTTTCCCTTTCCACAAGGAACACAAATAAGTCCATTCCCATTTGCCTCCATAAAGGTATCTACAATCTTCGTTTGATATTCATATGGTTTTCCTTGAAATACCAATGAAGTTGGTAATGAGTTCCCTTCCGGCATTGTATTTCCTTGTTCCTGACCAAATTTGTCACGTGCCCAGTGGCGTGGAAGGTAAAATCGCGACTCACTTTCGTAATATACGCAGAATGGTTGCCCACCGGCACCGAATTTGTTATTGACATTCGGCGTCACGGTAAGTTCTTGGCGAATCATTTGATGTTCTTTTGGCGTCAATGACTCCTTTTTTATGGCGTAGCCACGTGATGTCAAAATACGATCGAGTTTCTGAATATCTGTCATGGTGAATCTATAATGATAAATGATCACAAAAAGTTTCCAATTTTTAGTAGGAAACGATCACCATGAGTAAAGCAACAGAAGTCAGTGTGTTTGGCGGTCTCCTTGTATTTTTTGTTGCCGCCCCATATTTCCCCCAGTGGGTCTATCAATTATCTGATAATATCCTTGTAAAAGCAATATTATTCGTGGCCTTAATTGCCAGTGCTTATCACGGCCCCCTTATGGCCGTCGCAACCTTTATTGTAATTGCGTATATCTTTATCTTACGAAATAAGACAAAGGTTGATAGTTTAACAGGTCAGAGCAGTGATTATATGGAAGTAAAACAATCGGATGCGATTACCTCCATTGTTGCCCCAGAAACGGCTCCTGCGCAACCTGCTTTTGAAATTCCAGATTCCGATTCTCACCCCTTTGCCCCGTACGCAGAAACTGGAAGCAATGCCTTTTACAAGGTCGATCGCAGTTTTGATATGAAGCCTCCTGCGCTTCCCACCCAGTCTGTCTTAGGAAGTGAGATTGTCGCAGATCAACTTTATGGAGATGTACAACCACGAATTGATTAAAAAAGAATTGAAATACATGTAATAAATATATCATTTATATTCTTTACATTTAATGCTTGCGACTCGCTTTGCGACCTTTACGAGACTTGCGCGAACCCTTACGAGACTTGCGTGATCCCTTGCGAGACCCCTTGCGACTACTCTTCTTGGCTTTACGTGTAGTCTTGCGAGACTTGCGTGGCCCCTTGCGCTTTCCTCCCTTAAGGGGGGCAGGAGAGAGGGATTGTGCCCCAGTACTGGTGACTAGGGACTTGATATCATACCCCTGATTCAGAGGATTCTGGGTTGAAACATCACATGGGATACTTGTGTGGGTCGCTAAAGGAATTCCAGGGCCGGTAACTTCAAACCCTGTTGTGTAACGACCTCCCATTTGTATATTTTCAGAAGGGGCCGCATCCGGATAATCAACCGCAGAGGTATCATTTAAATAAGCAACTTCATCACGACGACGGCCCCCAGAAAGTCCGGGCAGACCTTTTGGGGTCATACCAGATAAAAAACCGGGGCGAGAAGCATCGCCACAAGAACTCATGGGGACAACACTCGCACGGTAGTTGGCAACTTCGCCGACAGGGGCACCAAAGGTATAAGAATTTCCTAAGCCAGCTCCGCGCTGACTCTTATTACGACGGCAAAACGCACGACGACTCTTTCGCATAGACTGGGCGTTCATTCTATTCTACAAGAACATCTTTAATTTCAAATTTTCCAAAGGGTTCGTGCCAGCAAATACTGACTTTACAAGATTCAGCTTTATCAACTGCGGTTCGGACCTTTTGCGTGATCGCAAAGAGACGCAGGGCTGCCAGACCAATATCATTTCCCTGAGAATCATACAGGCGGTAACAATCTGGAAGTTTGCTGACCGGATCCTTTTTACAAATGGCGGTGGCAAGGGATTTATCCACGGATGATTTTTCCGTTTTTCGAGGAGGAAGAGCATTTACCACCTTTTTGACCGGCGCAGGAGAATCAAAGTAATGGGAAGGAAGGGTGCGCCCACCAGAAACTGGTTTTGCTACAGGTTGTGAAACTTCTTTTTTGGGAATTTCCTCCTTTTTCACCTGTACTGGTGCGATCACCGGTGTGATGGCTGGAGTTTCATCCACGGTATCTTCCACAAAATCATATCCCTTGCTTGGTTCTTTACTGAGACGAGTTCGATTCATACGTTCTGAGTTCTGATTGTTTCGAAGGGCCACTTTCGCCGCCCCATAACCGGCCTTTTGAACCTGACTTACATCTCGCATGACAATATCTCGTGCCTGGGCATGCGATGCCTCACGGTGAATATAGAGAAAGCGCCGTTTATCTGGCGTATCCGGTTGAAATTCAATGGCCACGGCTGGATCCATGATTTCCTGGGATATTTCCGCCAGAGATGTAAATTTCGGAACAAGGAGATTCAGATCATTACATTTTTGGGCGAAACAGATTTCATAGACAACCTTGTTAAGCAGGGGCCAACGTTCGTGAAAGGGCATGGTCCGATAAATCGCATTATGATTCCAGTATAAAAGGTCTACAACATAGACACTTCGATCTTGCTGATCAATATAGGCTTCACAACATACGGAACCATATTTCTGAATCACCCCATTATCAAAGGGAATCCGCGCAGTATATCCACGCGTCTGATCACGTGTTTCCACAAAGATTACAGGACTATCTTCACGAAGAATCATCCAGCAAGGACGACAATGGGCTGGACGTTTATAGGACCAGAAGGGAAACTTGGAAAGAATTGACTGATTCTGGGAACGAAGGAGCTGAAAACTGGGATAGGGCAATTCCTTGTCTTCCAAAAAGTGTTGTACATCCTTCTGAAAGGCATGGTTCCATTTGCGCATCACATTTTCACTTCGTACGTGAATTTCACTCGATTTAATGGACCGATGGTTCATCATTTTTGATATAATATACAAGGATCTATTATGTATTATATCATACTGCTTTATATCAATTTTATAAACAATTAGAAGGCAGAATAAAAACTGCTTTCTTCTTCGTGAGGAGCAATGTCTCCATCCACAAATCCACCGGTAGCGGCAAATTCCGGGGCAAACTGTTGAAAGGCGTTACCACTTCCAGCCACACGCTGGTTGGCAACACCGGATGCCTGCGCAATTTGGGTCGAATTACCGTAAATACCAGGACTATAATTACGTTCCGGATGACGGAGATTCTCTTCCGCATACGCATCTTCATGAGTTTCACGATAAGGATCATTTGCCTCCACATCTTCGGGTGCGCGTGGCGTTCCTTTATACATGGGAGGAGCCACGGAAGGTGTGCTGGGACCACCAGGGGCGGTTACCGCAGGACCATATGGTATCGGTGTTGTAATAATGGGAGCAGGGCCGGGCATTGTAAAGGATTCCTTTGAGAAATACTGATATATGAGATACGCGCTGACCGCTAAAAGAATGATTGTAACTGCTCTTGACCACATCTGAAATGTATCTACGAAAGAAGTTGGTAAAAAATACTCAAGCATAGAGTAGAGAATCCAATGGCCCCTCCTACCTTAAATGCGTCCTTTGTAAAAGAACTTGTTGAAGAAGCTTCAAAAGCTTTAGAAGATGGTGAATTAACCATGAATGAGTTAATCAGTTTAGGAGCCCTTTTAGCCGAAAAGGTGGGGGCATTTTCCCAGCTCACAGGAGAACAGAAAAAGGAACTTGTGCTTCATTCCATTCAGGAAGCCATTACAATGGTTGTCCAGAAGGAAATTCAGAAAAACTTGAGTGCGGAACAATTAGACGCCTTTAAACAAAAATTAGAAACTGCGCGTAAATTTGCCGAGACTACAATTCCCCTTGTACTTAGTCTCATGGTAAAGGCTGCCCAGGGTCAGATTGCGGTAACTCCTCAACAGGCATCTGCCGTACAAAGTAATGTCGCCAAGTTTTTCAATTGTCTTCTTCGTGTAGTAACGTTTGGAGCAACCGCTCCCAAGGCTCCTGAAAAGGGGGTGGAACTACTAACCCTGACAAAGACGGATGTAATCCTCCCTTCTGTGGTGGTCGCTCCGCCGACTCCTGTGGATAAAGACGTTGAATCCATACAAGTTGAGATCCCCCCCACAGTTCAAGAGGACTCCCAGAAAGATCCTGAGACCACGAAATCGGCTTCTGCGTAAATGAGGGAGCTTCAAATTGATCTGAATGGATTGGCTCTAATAGTTCGAAAATCCGCCCATGATGGGCAAAACGTTGAATCAGTTTATAGGTACGTCGTTTTTGAATCTTTTCCCCCACAATGTCTTCAGAAAGAAAGATACCACTGTCATGTCGCGTGTAGGTTGCTTGTGAGGGAAGATTGGTAGTCTCTGGAAAGATACCAGAATGATTGGACCCATCCAAGGGACTGTAAATACGGAATTCAAATTCTGACATTATCAATTAGTGTTAAAATTTGATACCATATAAACCAATTTTATAGGTATATTGATAGTTATTTAGAACCATAAAAATGTCTGGAACTGTCTATGGTCTATTACTTACAGCAAAGGGAGATATCAAAAAGTCAAAGATTTCAGACAATGCTTCTGAAAAGCTTACCTTGGAGGCCCTTGGGACAATTTTAAAACGAAAGACAGCTCCAAAAAAGCTCGGCTCCTACAAATATAATCAGCAATATTTGTCACTGTTTGGATATACAGAGGGTCGCGCTGGAACAGAAAATAAACATGATCTCCCCCCTCCATGTGATTCTGCCCTGTATTTTGGGGATATTCTGTTGATCGCATCCAAAGGAAAGACATGGAATGAGAAATATCTTACCATAACTCCTGCCGACTATGAAAAGTTTTACCACAAAAGTTTCGCAGGATTTGAGGATATCGAAGACTCTGAGGAAGAATCGATTGATGAATCAGAATCAGAAACGGAGGATGAAAATGTAGAGGAAGATGAGGCTGACGCAGAAGGTGTTGCGGATGAGGAGGATGAATCCGAAATTTCCGAAGTAGAATCCGAAGAATCAGAGGAAGAGGTTGATATAGAAGAGGAAGAAGCCCCACGAAAGCCTACAAAAAAGAAGGCAGTTTCTACCAAAGTAAATCTAACAGTTCAAAGCAATACCGGTCGTGCCAAACAGCAACAGGTGATGAGCAAACTTGGATATCAAGAATATGAATTTGAAAATATGAAAACAATTCCAAATGATACTTCGAAGGAGGCAAAGAATCGAAATAAGGTACTTTCCATTTTACGCACACAATTCAAAGAAATGTTTTCTGAAGATCAGTGTAAAACACTGGAAAATGTCATTTTACACATTACTTTTCAGGAATGCGGTAAAAAAGAGGTTATGAAACATTTTGAAAACCCACTCTTTGAAAACCTGTATCAAATGGTAGCTCGCCGTATGATTGGAAATCTTATGCCATCTTCCTATGTCCAAAATAAGGATCTTCTACAAAAGCTTCTGAATGGAAATCTTGATTTTGAGCATTTACGAAGTATGGGTGTAATGGACCTTGCCCCAAATCTCTATGAGGATATGCGAAACCGTCAAATTCTACGTGAGCAGAGCCAGCTCGAAGGGAATAAGGCCCTGGCGACCAACCGATTCCAGTGTAATCGTTGCCATAAGCGTGAATGTACCTATTATGAACTACAGACACGTAGTGCGGATGAGCCGACCACGATCTTTGTGAATTGTTTGAATTGTGGGAAACGTTGGCGCCAGTAATTGATTACCCGAACATTTCTTGTAATAATATAGGAGCCACGTGGCATACTATGGATTCAGATGAAGCAGATTCAATCGACTCTTTTTTTACAACCGAGAGTATTCGATCCGATATTTCAACCCAGACATGTTCCACCGCTTCAGATAGCCCTATTTACCAACAACAACGCATGTTGTATGAAACACTCTGTGCGCAAAAAAATCGCCGTGCCGTCACGCGGTACATTAAAAAACGAAAGTCTTCAGTAGAAAGGGGCGCACGATGGCATTCCACTCAAGAAGACATAGACGTCATGGAAAATCTCGATTCCGTACTCGTCGCCACCACACTACGAAAAAAGTCCCAATCGTTCCGACTTTACAAGAAAATATAAAGCCAGGAAATGATTTTTACAAATATGTAAATGGAAAATGGCAACATCATGTCCATATGCCACCTTATTTGAGCAGTTTTGGGGTAAGTGAAGAAATGGAAGTCATTGTAGAAAAACAATTAAAAGCAATTTTATATGATTGTCGATCAGAAGTTTTAAAGAAGGAATCAAAACGGCTTTCAAACGATGTTGTCCTTTTAGGAACATTAGCACAATCTATCTTACATACACCAAGTCAGAAGGAAAATGTTCGATATTTACGAAAAATGGTATCGAATCTGAATTGTATCCGTTCTCTTGAAGATGTTGGAGGAACTCTTGGTGACTTTACCAAAAGTATGATTCCATCTCATATTAATGTATATGTAGGACCCATGGAAAAGAAAACAAATATCAATTATATCTGCTTTGCGTATGATCGTCTTGGCCTCCCAGATACATCCTATTATTTATTGGGAAACAGTGAAATGATTCACACATTAAATCATTATAGCAAATTACTTGGATATCTTGGAAAAGAGTTTGATGTGGAACATCTGGAACAATTGATTAGTTTGGAAAAAATGGCCGCAAAGTTTATTGAAAATTCGATGGGTGATCAACAACAGCTCTATTCTGGAAAACAACTTTTGACAAAATATAAATTTATTCCGTGGCTTTCCTATGTCAATACGGCATTTACAATGACACCTGAAGAGTTTAAAAAACATACCTTCTTACTGATAACACCGTCCTGGTTTGTATTTTTAAACCGATGTTTCCGTACCCTTACCTTGGATTTGTGGAAAATCTGGTTGGCAGGAAATATGATCAACCATTTTCTACCGTTACTTCCGCCCCCCTACGATAATAAACATTTTGAATTGTTTGGAAAACGTTTACGTGGGCAAAATGAAAAGGTCCCCCAGCACCAATTAGCCTTCCAGGTGGCTTCTGAGTGGGCAAAGGGGTGTCTTGGGAAATTATATATTGAAAAGCACGTATCGTCTGCGCATAAACGTGAAGCAGAAAAACTCGTGGAATATATACGTGAGGCTACAGAAGAACACTTGCGAACGCTTGATTGGCTTCAGCCAGAAACACGAAAAAAGGCCGTGAAAAAGGTCGATAAAATTATGATTGGGGTTGCCTATCCAGAAAAAATGTATGAATTTCATTCTCCTGTATTTCTGGATCCTACAAATCTGGTAAAGAATGTGGTTCTCCTGGCGAATGCCCAATTTGAGACACAAATGAAAAAAGTGGGGAATCTTCTCCAAGCAGAAAAATGGGAAGATAGCGTATTTGCGGTAAATGCGTATTATTATAATGAGGGGAATCGTCTTATTTTACCAGCAGGTATTTTACAGTGGCCCTTTTTTAATTCTGGAGGATCTCCTGGCTGGAACTATGGGGGGATTGGAGCGACCGTGGGTCATGAAATCACGCACGCTTTTGATATGGATGGAAAGAATTATGACGAAGATGGAAATCTGGATCCCTGGTGGAAACCGGCAGATAACCGTCAATTTAATAAACGCACAAAACAACTCATTCAATTATACAATGATACCCTCTATTTTAATAAACCCATTAATGGTGTTCTGACTTTATCAGAAAATATCGCAGACTTGGGGGGACTTGGGATTGCGATCTCTGCTCTAAAAAAATATGGGGCCACCCACAAGTATTCCCCAGAAAAGATGAAACATGAATTGTGCGATTTATTTCTGTCCTATGCGGTCAGTTGGCGTACAAAGGAGCGACGAGAAAAGGCGATTCAGGGCCTCTTTATGGATGTACATGCCCCTGCGCCGTCTCGTGTAAATAATATTGTGCGACATTTTGCGGATTGGTATGAATGTTTTGATGTTCAGCCTGGGGACGCCTTATATTTGCCCCCAGAAAAGCGCATCCAGATTTTTTAATATAGAAATCGGAGAAAATATGGAATCTAAAGAAACATAATTACTATAGAGGAGATACAATGGATATTATTCCAGTGGGAAATTTTTATATGTTTGGAATCTGGCGCTCACGCGCCTATACAGATGGCTGGAAAGCGGTGGATTGTGTTCCAGGG